TTCTTCCTCTTCTTCTTCCTCTTCTTCTTCCTCTTCGGAATCATCGTCATCATCCGATTCCTCTTCTTCTTCCTCTTCTGAATCATCATCATCGTCTGATTCTTCCTCTTCTTCTTCTTCCTCGTCATCGGATTCAGAACCAAAAAGGTCTTCGGCTTCTTCGGCAGAAAGCATAATAGGAGCAGGGATAATCTTTACTGAGCCGTCTTCGTACTTAATGATGATTGCACCATTGATTTCTGTTCTGGAAACTTCTTTCAGTTCCACTTCTTTTTTCTTCTTAGCCATTTTCGTAATGTTTAAGTTGGTTAATAATTTATTTATATCACTCTGTTATAAGTTTCTTTACCAGTATGGATTTCTGAGTATACCCAGATTTTACTAATTCCTCCTGAGCAATATTGAATTGTTTTATCTCATCTAGAGTTGTCTTTAATTCTAATTGAGATTCAATTGTTATTGCCTGAGAGGCAAGTTCCTTGTCACCTTGATAAGTGACTATCTTAAACTTCTTACCTGCAAATGGGTTTGCTGGTTGATGTGCTGTGATTTTAAAACCTTCGTTATTATTCATTGCTATATTTAATTTTAGTTATCCCAGGAATACCCACCTTCCCAAATACTTCGGTATAGGATTTGTATTTCCCTTTTATCATTGTTTTATAGTTATCGGATAATCGAATTGGGTAGACCCATATTTTATTTTCTATCATCCTATTTGTCATTATATAAGCATAAGACCTTCTAAGTTTAATACTCTCTAATGGAACAAACCCTTGAAATAATAAAGACTTCTTAATAAACCTTTCTTTAGGCAAATACCCTAAAAATTTAAGTGATGCCTCATCGAATATTTCGAGCATATCCCTTTGTGCTTTGATAAATAGTACCTTTTGTATTGGGATGTTCATCTTCTTTCTTAAATATAAAGCCAATGAACTTACCAATGGAGGATACTGCAAGAATAACAGATTGAATTTATTTTTCTCCTCTTGACTCAGCCTGTTGTAAATCCTGTAGGATAGCAAGATTGATTTGTAATCTCTTTTGCCTTGTATACTTGGGAGATATGCCTTGCCGTTGTCCATAGAGTTTGATTGAGTACCTTTCATTGAATTCCTTTTTTCCTTTAGACTTAAAGACTCGGTGCATTTGTACCATAAATCTTCTTCGTCGGTGTTTATCTATGTGATATTCATCGGGCATTATGAACTTCCTTGCTTTTACGAATTTACCCTTAAACCAGAATTTAGTACTACCCTTTTTAAGAAGTTTACCATTCATATCGGATAATTCTCTAATGCCTTGTTTTATAAGTTTCCTCCCAGATATTATATGGATATACTGAAGAACATCTACACCATAAAGATAAACTAAGGTAACCTTTACTTGATGTCTAGTAAAGTATGGTATACCGGTTAGATGTTTCCTATATAATTTCTTTTCAGTAACAATCTTATTGGTAGTATCTGGTCTCCAAGTCCATATATAATATCTATCTGGTCGTATGGGTCCATTGTTACTTTCCTTTAGCTTTACCATTTATATTCCTCTTTGCCATTCTATACCAAAGATTGATAGATTTCTCATTTGCTTCGGGGAATTTCTTTTTCATTCTCCGAATAACTCTATCAAGTTCAAAACCTTTTGCAGTTAATTCGAATACATAAGATTTCTTTGTACCCTTGATAAGATTAAATTCATCCCTCTCTCTTGGTGGTTTCTTTTCTCGAGGTTTCTTTATTCCGGGAACTCGTTTTGTTCTCCTTTGCCCATTTTCCCCCTCTTCTCCGAGAAACCCAAGCCTTAGTCGAGAATTCCTTAATGGGTCATCTTTTGAATACCCAATAGTTTCCAATTGCTTATCCATCCAATCGTCATATTTATCAATTAACGATTTATCGGGCTTCTCTTCTGATACATTGATATAATGTAATAAGTCAAATACCCCAGCAGAACAAGCATCAGGGAAAGGCATCCCTAATATTATTGCCTTTCTCTTTAAATCCTTATAAGTCATGTTTCTCCCAGAAGCACCAAGGAAATTTGATTTCTCCTTGGATGGGGCTTTCATGTCTTTTCTACTCTTTTTTGCCATATCATTAATATTTTAAAGTATTCATTTATTTTCTTTGCAAATATAAGAATAAATAATTTAATCTTATCTTATTTCTCTATTTATTTTTATAAAAATCCGAGGTTTTTGCTCGGTTCGCAGCAGTGGATTTAGGTTTTTTATGCTTTCTCTTGATATGTGTGTTATAAGCCATATCCAATTTCTTAATATTGAATTCTATGTTGTTCACTTGATTATAGTTTACTGCTCTTTCCACACAGCAACGGTACTCTGGCCAGAATTTTTGTCCAAGCTTAACAGATTCGGTTTTAATCATGAACTTAGATACCATAAAACCAAAGGTATCAGCATCATCTTTAGTTTTAAATACATACATGTAGAATCTACTAAATTCATCTACTACTTCATCCAAAGGTCTTACTGGTAACAATAGATAACCATCGGTATATAGGTCCTCAGATATTAAAGCTACCCAATACTTTTTCTTTCCTGGTTTTACTTTATACCTAAACCTTTCCTTGAGTTTATTGTGCATCCAATCCGGTACTCTATTAAGAAGATACTTGATATATATCTTATCCTTCTTATTCGACCGCCTTTTAAATGCAGATGGCTGTTGTAGCATCCTTGGAAGTATTCTAAAGTTATTCCACCTATCAAATTCAAGAATTAATCTTAGAGTGTCTATGTCCCATTCATCATCAGACTCCTTTAACCTCTTCATGTTTCTCTCTATATTTTTAGAGTTTACCTTTGGGAGTAATTGAGCTGAGTCTCCTGTGAATAAGCTTGCTTCTTTTCTTTTTAATCGTTTCTCTAAACATCCCTCCATATAATCTTGGAAATTCCTCTCACAGGGGCAATCTGGTCGAAAAATAGAAGTGTGTTTCTCAAAAAAATCCGAGAATAGCCTAAAGAATTTCTCTGACCGTTCCCGGATTTCAAGATACTTGTAATGAGATAACTTTAAAATTTCACCAGCTTCCCATGAAGATTTACTTTCTGATAGTTGAAGGAATAATGATTGTTGTTCTTTATCAATTAAACAACTCCAGGCTTTTTGTTGAGCTTCATTCATAATATTAAATTCTCCTATATCTCATTATACTATCAATTGCTTCATTGGTTATCTGATTAGGGTCATATTCCCCAGAATTAGCATAAAGCTTATCTGGGTCATGATTTAAATATACACTATAGATAACGTTGTCAAAAGGTAACCATACTTCCATTCTTCCCATTTCAGGGTATATAAGAACTTTTACTCTTTTACAAAGATGGTCAACCTCTAATACTGTAGCATCTACTCCCTCATAAGGATAACCCCGTAATACTAAGTAATCTCCAGGCTTTACATTGACTAAATCATCTACTGAAAACTTCTTATTCTCTCTAGCAATACGTTTAAATCGCCTTACTTCTTTTCTACTACAAGTAGCCACTAAAGAGAAATCATCAAAGTCTTCTGCATTGTCAATCCTTACCTTTTTCTTTCTTGGGTGCATTGTCTCGGTATTACGTAACCAAGTTCTGATACCAGATATATTCCTACGTAACTTATTAAGAAAGGGCCTTGAGAATGCTAATTTAGTGGGCATTCTCATAAAACCATAATTGAATAATACTGGTACTTCTTCGAATACCATCTTACCCTTTGTGGTTTTTCTTAATACGTTTACCATAGGAATAATTGCCTTGATTTGGTCATACCCCTTTTCTTTGAGTTCTTTATTGATTTTATCACAGTACTTCCTTTCAAGGTAAAATATACAATATGAGTATGGGGTATGCTTCTTCATGAGTTACTGGTTTTTAAGAATTAACTTAGCTTGTTTATGTACTAACTTATAGTTTACATTCTTCAGTATATCACTAGCCATGAATACATAAAGAATCTCATCTATCTTTGGTACATCAATTACCATAATATTGGCTTTATCAAATAGGGGTTTATAGAATACGGAAGATAAATCCTTTCCAACTACAAAGAAAAATTCTTCTGAGGGCATTGAATTATATCTCATACAGAGTATGGGAACTTTATTTGCTCTTTTTGCATCCTTAGAAGCTTGTTCCCAGAATTTCAATATATCGCATCCCTTATTACCTAAGAGTAGATGTTCAAACTTAATCTCTTTATAATTCTTGCATTCGATAGATATCTTACATCTATGAGCATGCCTTTCATCAGTACAGGTTAAATCGGAAGTGGAGTCCTTGTTTGAATGCCAAGCTCCACTCCCGGCTCTGTTTCTTTCAAATTTGTACCCGGTCCATTTCGTAAACCAAGCCCCTATCTTTCTTTCGAATCGATTTCCTTTATTCTTAGAGTTCATGATATAATGGTGTATTGTATTTTATATACCATTATAGTAATTGGTACTTACTCAGGCCTTGGGTCTTTTCCACTTGCAGGATTTTGGTATTACCGAGAGGAAGTGAATCCAAGTGGGTTATCAAGAATAAAGTTTTCTCTTTGAATATGTGACGTATCAATGATGTAACTATCTCAACATTATCCGAGCTTAAAGATTCGAATACCTCATCGAGAAATGCTAGGTTGATACCTTTAGAAGCGGTTAAAGCTTCATTCATTGCAAATGCCATTGCTACACAAACCAATTGTTTTTCTCCTCCTGATAGTTCATCATAATCTATAATCATACCATCTCTTTCTATAAGAGTAACAAATTCTTTTCTAGCAGTTCCCAAATCTATATTAAACCCAATCCTAAATCCTAATACTTCTGAATACTTTTCTAAACACTTATTCAAGAACTCAAGAGAGGAATCGAATAAATAAGCTTTAATTCCATTATTGCCCAATGGGTCATTGATTAACCAATTGTAATTCTCTAGCTCTAACTCTTTATTGTGAAAATCTTCATCAACCTTACGTAATTTTTTCCTAATCTCTTTAAGTTTTTGTTTATACTTGGGAGACATGACTTTAAGTTTTTCCTGTTTGAGCTTAGCCAAATCCTCATCAACAGAAGCAATATCAGAAGCAATATCATCACAATCAGATTTTAATTTCCTATACTTATCATTTACACTACCAAGTTCCTCTAACCTCTCTAAAGCCTCTTGATACTCTTTATCGTATTTATCAAGGTCAGAGAACGCTTTATATATTGATTTAGCATCACGTAATGCACGTTTGTAGTGACCTGCCTCTAACTGTATTACTAATTCTTTAATTACCCTCTTAAGAGGTACATTAGATAAACTCTTAGCATCTTTTATCTTACCTCTTAAATCAAGGATTAATCTATTTTGTTTCTTAATCTTTATCTGAAGAGAGGTATCTACTTCATCTCTAATCTGTTTTTGTTTTTCAATCAGTAACTTAGTTAGCTTCTCCCTATCCTGTTTTAGTTCTTTCCTCTCTTCCCTAATCTTTTGTTTGAATGATTTCTCCCTATCTCTCATATCAAAGTAAGCCTCTTTATTAGCATCTAATTCTTTCTTCAACATTTGAGACTCATGCTCTACTTCATTTATCTGAGATATAAGGTTATTCTTATCCTGCAATGCAATGCCCTTAGCAAGGTTTAAGAACTCTAAATCAAATACTTCTTCGAATATCTTTTTCTTATCCGAATTAGATTCTTGTATAAGTCTCTTTATACCCTGACCAAACATGATTGAGTTCATAAACAGAGTATATGATAAACCTATCTCTCTGTTTATAAAATCCTGTATCTTCCCCTTCCCTTTTATATCGACTATATCTCCATCTTTCATGAAGATAAGTCTGTCTTTGCCTTTAGCACCATCCTCAAGTACTTCATCATACTTTTGACATCTAACTATCTTATATGTATGAGAATCTTTCTGAAAATATACTTGTACCTTAGTACCCTTGTAATCTTTAGGCCTTACTTGCTTCCAAGTATTTACCTCAGAAACACCCTTTAGGTTTTTCCCATATATTGCCCATACCAAGGCAGAGAGAATAGTTGATTTCCCTTTCCCATTTGGGGCCTTGATAAGTATGGTACAAGTGGGGTTTAATTGTAGATGTAAGGATTCTATTGAACAAAATCCTTCTGCCTCTAAGTTTAAGAACGTTAACATGATTCAGCCTTTTTAAGTGTTTCAATTAATAGATTAGTTTTAACCTCATCTTTAATACCTTTCTCTCTTAGGTACCTTTTTGCTAGAGACTTCTTAGAAAGTTGCTTAGTAATCTTATGTTTGTTATTAACTGGAGTACTAGCTTTTTGAGGGATTACCGTATAATAATTGCCATCATCATTAATATCCTCTTCCCTTTCTACATCGATGAACTTTGGGAAATTTTTCAAAGGTACAAACTTCAGAGACAAATCTTCATAGATTTTCCAATACCCCAATTCACAATCTCTATCGGTTCTCCTTTGATGGTTAGGGGCTCCAATCATATAAACCTTCTTTGATAGTCTTTGTGGTTTGTGTATATGCCCACATAATACTAAATCGAACTTATTGAGAACATTCACATTTAAGTTTTCTACGGAATCTATTTCCCTACCATCTGTATCTTTTGCACCAGGATAATCGGTGTGTAGTAAAAGAATATTCTTTTTACTTTTATCTAATTCTAACTTCTTTAAGTATTCACTTAGACCCACGTTATTATCAATATAAGGAACCCCATATACCATAATATCTTTATGTGTAGAAGATAGTTGGGTTTTTTCATAATCTAATATCATGATACCATACTTCTCTACTTGATAAAGCCAGCTAAAGGGTTTAGTACCAACCTTACTTATTTTCTTAATATCATGATTTCCAGATATGGCATATATCCAAAATCCTTCGATTAGTTCATTATAACATATCTCTGCTAATTCTTGGTCCATTGTTTCGGCCTTATGAAATAAGTCTCCACAAAATAATGCAGGACAGTTAAACCTTCTACATAATTTCCGTATAATCGACAAAACCCTGAAACTATTCAGGGTCCTGTGATTGTTCTCATTAAACTTAGCCCATAGATTTATATGTAAATCTGAAAAGGCTATTGCTATTACTTCTTTCCCCATATCCCATCTAAATGGTAATTGATTTGTTCCGTTCTCATACCTAAATCGAGCTCAGATATACAAATAGTGGGTATTTCCCAATTTGCAAGCAATTCCCCCATAAGAGATGATATCTGAACTTGGAAGAATCTGTTAAGTATTCTCTTACCATTATCTTCCATTGACCAATGCTTATAAGTATCTAGATTTAATGGTAAGAAGATTGCTACATCACATTGATCTTCCATTAAAGTCTTACATTGACAGAAAAAATGTTCCATTTCACATTCTGGTAAAGTTCTTGATTGCTTATACCAAAAATAAGCAGCCAAATCTGCATAACTCCTATCAGTTACGAAGTATTCTCTATCCTTGAATAACCTATTCCTTTTGTTCAGAAGTTGAAAATCTGCTTTATACATTGCCTCCGAACCGAGTGATAATATTTCATTATGTGATACCCCTTCAGTAGCAGGTAATAAATCTGACATACTACCAGAAATAAAAGGTAGATCTTCTCTCTTAGCTACATACTTAGCTAAAGTAGTTTTCCCTATACCAGAGGGACCCACAAACATAATTCTCTTACTCATGATGTAATGCTTTAAATGGTTTTATAAATTCATTTGTCAAAAATGATGCTAAAGAGTATTCGATACAAAGTTCTTTGAATTTCTCATACTTAAACTTCTTCTTTGACTTAATGGGTAACTTATCCAATGGATTATGTCTTACAAACCAGAAAAGGTCGATTAACTGTTCATTCCTTTTCCATATTTGAAGATATTCTTTGTTCTTACTCTGGGCAATAAACTTCTCAATTCTACCCTCATCAAGGATTTTCCTTGCTTTTACTGGGCCTATACCCGGGAACCCTGGTATATCATCAGAAGTATCTCCAACCATTGCAAGGTACTCTACCGTTTCATGAGAATGATAACCGAATAATTCTTTGCAGTTATCCATTCTTATCATCTCATCTTTTCTGGGATTATATATCCTCAGGTTATTTGATAGCAACTGGTTAAAGTCTTTATCCGATGATATAAGTATCATTTTCTCGGATTGGAATTTTTTAATTGCAAGGTATGCTAAGAAGTCATCTCCTTCATATACTGTAGATTTCTTTTTATCGAAGATATAATTAATTCTTAGCATACCCAGCATTTTCATTATAATTGCCTTTTGCTTTTGCAATGATTCGTAATCTACAGATATATTTTTCCGATGCTCCTTATAATTGGGTAATAACTCCATCCTTACTGGTGAATGACCATTATCGAAAGATATATAAACATCATCAGGTTCAAACCTTGTAAGATACATGTGTAGGGATTTGAAAAATCCAAATATTGCTCCACTTGGTTTACCATCCGTAGATTTAAGTTTTTCGAACTTGTGAAAACTTTGGTGAAGTAAATTACATCCATCAATCAGTAATATTGTTTTCTTGCTCATCGTCCAAAATCTAATTCATAAAGTGAAACTTCTTGAATCTTTTCCTCTCCAAGATATACATCTAAATAATTCTCTGGTGGGCTATAAGCATCTAGATACCTAACCCTAGATTCCATTCTCAAATTTTTCTTAAGGTACTCTTTAATTACTTTCTCTATACCTTCTACCTCTTTCTTATTCATCGTCTTCCTCCTCCTCTTCTGAATCTGAATAGTTTTCATATTCTACACCATCGACTGGGAATAGATTTGTTTCTATCTTCTCCAGTTGCTTTTTAGTAGTACCTATGGTATTTACTCCGGCTTTTCGTAAAAGTTTTCTACGAAGTTCATCATCCTCTTCCAAAAGCTTTTGGAATTTCTCTTCCCCTCTTGCAAGAGTTTTCCCCTTTAGTTTATACCCACCAGTAGTTTTTTCGATTACATCGGTATCTACTAATACATCTTCCAAAGCATAGCATCTGTCAAACCCGACTTCGTGGAATTTAGGATTAAAATATACAGGGCATTTGCTGATTGTAGGTCGAGGAGGAGCAACTTTATTTTTAATAAGTCTGATAGTGACAAGTTTCCCAGCTTTCCTTTCTTTCCCATTTTGTTTAATGGTAACAGACCTTCCTGAATAGAAAGCAGCTCTGATTGAAGCGTAGAACTTAAGTGCTGCACCTCCTGTAGTTGTTGTGTTATCTTTTCCAAATCCGACATTCAAAGCAGTTCTTAATTGGTTAATATAAATCTGAGATACTCCCAGTTTATAAAATAACTCACTTCTGATACGGAAGTATTTATACAGAGCCTTTGCTCTGCCTCCCATCTCAGCTTTACCATCAACCATTTTAGCATCTATATTGTCTGTACAGTCCGTAGCTGCAATGGAATCGATTACCAAGAGTATCGGCTCATTGTGAGTTAATTGAGAACGTAGGTATATTGCTAAGTCTGCTACTACATCAGCAATATATTCGATACGAGTATCATTAACAATAGTTACCTTTGCTGGATCTACTCCATTGATTTCAGCCCATGAATTCATCCAGGATTGTTCAGCATCTACCCATATCACATGACCTCCAAGTTGTTGAGTAGCATAAGCAAAGTTATAAGCCACTAAAGATTTACCAGAGGATTCCTCTCCAGCAATCTCAACGATTTTACCATAAGGAATACCCTTACCGAATAAGTAGTTCAAAGCAAAGAAAGTAGATGGTATATATAAATCGGTATCAGTTACTTCTGAAGCTAATTTAATCATACTCCCATATTTCTTTGCCATCTCATTTGCTGTTGGTACTTTTAAACCAACCTTAGATTTCTTTGCCATAATGTAATGTCTTTAAACTAAAGAAGGTGATAACAGAACGAATCTAATTACCACCTTCGAATGAAACCATATTACTAACCCTTAAATATCCGATTTGTATTTTCTTTTCTTTTTCTTAGGTTCATCATCTTCCATGTAAGGGTCTTTGTGAACTCCCTTTTTCTTTTTCTTCTTTGACTTATCGTCATCATCGTCATCCCCATGGTCTTCGTTTAGATACTGTGAAAGTAAATCTTCCAACTCATCATAGGATTTGATTTGAGAACGAACTATCCCCTCAAGGTCAATTGTACCTTGATATTTCTTGTCCAACTTAGTTGGTTTGCAAGCACGGGCAGAATAAGTGGTATCTAGTTTACCAGACCCTGAACGTATTATCTTAATATCATAACCAGTTTTTGGGTCGGTCATATCACCTGCCTCATCTTCATCAAGGTAAAGGTCAATGATATCCTGGTATACTGAGCGAGGAACTAAAACTCCCTTATCTTTGCCTTCGTAATCTACCTTACTACCCTTTTCATCTGAGTAAATGATACCACCGATAACATATCTTCTTCTTGGTACCAGGTTCTTGGCAAGTTCCTTGTCATCTTCATCCTTGGAGTTTTTCAATTCTTGGTATTTCTCCATGAATGGGCAAGGTTCATCAAAAGTAGCCGGAGATATAACTCCTCCCAAATTGCCACCCAGGTAGAATTGAATAATTTCGATACCCAATTCTTGGTCATCACCCGGAGATTTAATTCTCATCCTCAGAGTTCCCTCTTTTGGATATACTAACCCACTACCATTTCCCTTAGATTCTAGCTGTTTCTTTCTAGCTAGCATCTTTTCTTTTGTAGAAAGTCCCTCTGATGAAACTTTCTTTTTCTTCTTATCTTTTATCATAATGATTAATTTTGATTGTTCGGTTCTGAATAGACTACCTCATTCATACTCAATACGGTAAGAACGTTTTTCTCTAAGATCTTTTGAAGAGCAGGAGATAATTTGTCCGTTTCGAATTCAAGTTCTTTACCTGCATACAAACCATAGGTAACTATCCTACCTATGCCCACCAATTCCCGATAGGTTTTATATTCTTCTGTAATCTCCCCACTCTTTACTACAACTCCTTTACGAGGAACTCCCTCTTTTACTTGTTCAGGGATAATCAAACCCGATTTAGTTTGGTTTACCTCCTTTGGAGATAAAATAAGTACCCGGTTTTCTGTAGGGCATCCAGGTAATTCTTGATTAAATTTCTCAGCCACAAGAGGTGAGATAAATGTCATTGAATAATTCATATTCTAATACTGTTTTTAAAAGTTAGTAATTATTTATAGTTCAATGGGTTAACCCTTTCTTAGATTCGCATTAATAGTTCTTAATATATTCTCCCGACTCTCATAAGCTTTACATATAGCTATGAACTTATTTGCTTTTTCTACAGCTTTTAAGTATCTTTCATAAATGGAAGAATACTTCTTGTTAAGATTTGCCTTATGAGAAACATATTCGTTATTCCACCTTTCATTGGCATCCTTATAATATACCCAAGCATTGGAATAGGCTTCATCCTTTTCCCTTGCTAGTAAATCTCTTTCCTTTATATACTTATCTCTAAGAGAACAAAGAATATAATAACTAGAAGGGGATTCTCGTAGCTGAGAATTAATGATATTCTCATTGATAGACAATTCTTTTTGAATATCAATTTCTAGGGTCCTACCCTCAAATTTAACCTTTAGTTTTTTCAGTTCCGTCTTCATAAACTTCTAATAGGTTTTTAAAGTCTTCTTTACTAAATTCGCCTTTACTTATAGCATTAGATACTTGAGCAAAAGCCATTTGATAAGCTAAACTCATACCAGGCAATCTAAGAAGAGATTTATAGGGACTAATCTTATCTACTAAAGCTCTTAATCGTAAGTCGCATAAGTTATCAGTTCCCCCTCTATCTAATAATACTAAGAAAGCTGCCCAATAAATATGAGTAGCATCTTCATAAGCAAGTTTCCCATCCTCATCAGTGGCCATTACTTTAAAAGCCATATCTTCTAATGTAGTAAGGTTAGTCTGTAATTGATGTAATTGGGTCTTTACTCTATTGAATAACATCTTTTCTTGTCCACTTACCTTTAAATTCGTAGCATCCAGGTATTTAAACAGATTCTCAATAGAATAACCCAAACATCCTGCAATCATATATGTAAGGGCAGTTAATTTACTCGCATTTTGATATTCCTCATTTGTTGCCATGGTTTCATAAATTTATTCTATTTATGTGGACATAGTATCCTCTTTCTTCACTTCTGTTGGTGATTTTGGATTTTCTTCATGATGTAAATACCTATTACATCCAGGACATTTTACAAGTTTACAATCTGCAAAGGTATGTGAATCTACTTCTGAATAATCATATTCGAATTCACAATCACAGTAAGGGCATTTAGCTCGCCATACAGTGGGTCCGTTCAAAATCTTTTTCATATTGCTTCATTTGTTTGTTAAAACGTTTCTTATACTCTGAAATAGGTATGTGTTTATATTTCTTATGTTCTTCCATATATTCTTCTACTGAGAAATCAGGTTCTAACATTTTCTTATAATCATAACCCGGAATAAAAGGTAACTCTTCTGCCATTGACCTACCAATAACAAACTCCATGTCCATTGTGACATCATCTATCTGAAAGCCGAAGTATGGCTTAGTTAATGGGTTCCTATAAATTTGCCACATCTCATATATACTCCAAATATTAATATTCTCTGGTTTAGTAATCTGATAATTAGCATCATGTACCAAACATACAGACTTAGTAGAGGGTAATTTACCTTGTCTCATTAAGTAGTATATGAGAATACTTCCAAATAGACACATATCAGATGCTGCTGATTGACATGGGAAATTTAATGCTAATCTCAAAGCATAAGCTTCTTCTCCCTTATCATTTGAATATATTTGGGGTAATCTTCTTTTCCTCCCAAATAATGATACCAGATGCCCATTCTTTCTAAGGAATTTCTCTTGTTTCTTCAAGAAGGTCTTCAACTTGGGGTGTTGACCAAAGAATATGGCCATTTCCTTTTGGGCTTCTTCTGGTGTAACTATAATACCAGATTTTGGGTCAGATAGTTTTACTGCTAGTAATTTTGCACCAATTCCATAAATAAGTCCAAAAGCAATTTGTTTAGCTTGCTTTCTTCTCACCTTCCATATCTTATGTTCTGGATGATTTTCATCCTCATATATCTTAAGAGCTTCTTCATAGGGTATATGATATTTAGTAGCAGCAATTGCTAAGTGAGGGTCCTGACCAGAGTTAAAAGCATTAAGATAAGTTTCATCTCCAGATAGATGAGCCATAATTCTTAATTCTGCCTGGCTAAAATCACTAGCAATATATAAGGTTCCTTTAGGAGCTTTTAATTGTAATTTAATATTTGGGTCTACGGATGTCTTGGGAATTTGTTGAGCATTGGGTTCTGCAGAGGATAATCTTCCACTTGTAGTCCCATGAATAAGAAATCTTCCATGTAATCTATCATCATCTTGAACTTTTTCATTCCAACCCTCTATATAGGTTTTATACATCTTCTCTAAACCTCGTAATTCAAGAAGCCTATCAAGGAAAATTGCCTTAGGTGAATCTGGTTTTTTAACGGTTAACCTTAGATTAGTAAGAGTCTCTTCATCTGTACTTGGTTTACTGGATTCATTATTCTTAATTACCTCAAAATGAAAACCTTCTTCCGAATACATCAATGCAGGTAAATCAACTGAACTACCCAAATTGATAGGTCTTATCAATTCTTGTTCCTTTTTAGTTGTGAATATACCAGCCTTGATATTTGAGATTTTCTGTTCCCTTGATACAATCTTTCGTTTATCTTTTGGATCATTATAATCTAGCTCCTCAAGTTCAGCTTCGATAGATTGAATATATTTATCAATCTTTTCTTGGTTATACTTCTTTTCGAATTTCTTTACTCTTGGCAAATCATATATAGCTTGTCTAGCCGCATCTATTTTTGGTTTATATGTTTCCAGTAGTTGATTATTGAACTCTCTATCTAGATACAAACCATTCTTCTCTACTGAAGTGAGTACCCTTGATGCAGACATAATTAAATTCCTGAAGGTACTGTACAAACCAAGGTCAATCAGCTTCTTTTCAAAGAATATCATTAACCTAAGAGTATAATCCGTATCTTGACATCCATAATGGCAAAGTGGGTCTAACTCTTTTTTATCCCAAGATATTTTATCGAAAGCATCTTGCTTCTCATAATTACCATACTCTGGTAAATACCTTCTTACCATTGATTTTAAATCATTAGGTTTTTCCTCGTTTAGTAGATATTTTGCAAGCATACCATCTAAACAAGTACCTCTATAGAATATTTGATATTTCTGGTTTATCTGGTCATCAAATTTCCAGTTCCATGCAACCTTAGTTATCTCATAATTCTCGATTACCTCTTCCCCAAATTTCCTTAACATCTTTTTCCAATTCCAACCTGGTGAAGTATAATCTTTTGTTTCGAAATGGTCTAAAGGAATGGAAGCACCAAACCCAGGCATCCAGGATACTGAGAGTATAGTTGGCTTAAAACCCTTATTATATATTGGTTCTGCATTTGTTTCGTAGTCACAGCAAGCATAACCTGTAGCTTTACAACAAGCAATAAGTTTCTTAAGCTCTCTCTTGTTTTTTATTATTGTATACCGTGTCTCCATATTTTAAAATAGAAAAAGGGACATACCCACCAGTAGTAGATACATCCCTCATTATTAGTATTTCTCTTGTAAGTCTTCCAGATTAGATGCTAATGATGTCCAATCTTTCTTATAAGCATGAAGAGAATCGATAGTATGATATAGATAACCTGGTTTTACTCCTACCTCTTTAGCTACATATTGCATGAGTCTCCATGCAAGATATACATCATTACCGAAATGTTGTACAAAGTCCGAACTTCTTTGATGATAGCAAATATGTAATACCTTCTCTCCTTTACCATTCTGACGGATAAGGAAATCATAATACATTGAGCAAGGTATACGTTTACTTCCATCAAGGAATCTTAAATCTGTACCATGGAATATAGGGAGTACTGCTTTACGAGTATCATTATCCCTCTTAAGAAGTTCAATAACTGATTGCATTGCTGAATCACAGTTAAAAGAAGTACTACCATAAATGTCTAATGAGTTCCAAATACGCTCTGGGTAGGTGTAATCAAACTTACCATTCACCAAAAACTGTTCCCATAAATCTTTTCTCAATTCCCAAGCTTTACCTGGATTTAAATCATACCAACCAATTCTTTCTTTAAACTCGGCATCTGCCCATTCCTTTGAATGAGAGAATATGAATAACCATACTGGGTCTCCAAGTGAAGTTAAACAATATTGTTGGCAAATGAGTTCTTTAGTAATAAAATCCTCATTACCTTCAATGACTTTATTTTGATAGGTCTTTGGTTTTACAAGTTGACCATAACTGTTGAGTTCTCTGCCCATTTCGGACATTAACTCAAAACTGTTAGAATATATCCTCATATTATATAAATATTTAATTGTATGACATTGTAGAATTAACCCAGGTCATATGCCAGTAGCGAAATACAAAATTATCAAAATCCTCTACCTCTTTCATTAACAAGGGTATATCTGGTTCTGCACCGTTCTTTTTAATCTCTAAAACTTGGTAATAGAATTTGTTTACTAATCCTATCCGCTTCTGATTTAAAAATTCCCTAGCTTCCATTGTTGTTCTTTTGTTTTAAAAGTTTCTTCTTATAGGCTTTACGTTGAGAGTAAGAGATTACATTCTCAGGATATTCTATATCCTCGTATTCAAGAAGTAATTCTTTTGCTTTCATTGATTTATATGTTTCCTCATATAAATCTGGTCTGAGCACTTTAAAACTTCTAAAGAATACCTTGAATGAAGAGAATTCCTTCTCTGTACCCTTTTGGAATTTCTTCCATATCTCTTTTATTCTCTTATTCCAAGCATTCTCTTCTGCCCCCTTAAGTACCTTCTTCAATGGCTTATGGGTATGATACATTAGAAGTGTCTCCACATTTCCGTACATTTGAGTCGCGAATAGGTTGATTTGTACTGACTGATCCGGACCATATACGTACTCTGACATTCGTTGAATTAATAGGAAATCGAATATTAACCTCTTGGTAATCTCCGAAGCCCGAACTACCATTGTAATAACTGGGATGTCCTCCCCGAATCGTTTTGAAAAAGTCGCTGCTATTAGACATTGCTTTCCGTTATCATGATGATTGTTAAACATATAGGTTATATTGTAATTCTGATTGTACTTATTTCTCAGTACTCTCAGTTTACTACGCAACAAGTCAAGCTTATTAAAGTCTATGTAGTTATTCAATAAGCTAGTCCACTTAGTTTCTTTATAATTGAAACACCGCCCATAATCAAATTCTGGGTCTACCCAAGCTTTTCGTATCTTTATAAATACATTATACACTACTGCTACCCCACTATTGGCAATAGCCCCCTTTGCAAATAAAGCAGGCTCTAATCTTAGGAATCCCTCATTGAGTTTTTCCCATGCCTCTTGTGAAGTAGCAAATTCTAACGAATGGAGGGACTCCTCCGGATTAAGTTGAAGTCCCTCTAATTTATGGTTCCATCCTGACATGCTAGTAATTAGTATTTTGTCTCCATCTATTGAGACGCTGTTTTTTAAAGAATAAACTGAATAACCCTTGGTCTGTGAACCCATTCAATGCAAGGAATCCCATATATAGGTAGAAAGCTTTTACCAGTGATTCCTGGAAGTCTATCTCTTTAGTCATTACTTGGGTTTGTTTCCAAGGTCTAGACTTAAGGAAATTCCTTGCCTTGTTCAATTCATATATCACTTCCCATAAGTATAACTTCTCTGCCTCATGTGATAATTCATTCATCTTATGAAAACCAGGGATGTAAGAGATGATTTGTTCCCATTTACCACCATCTTCATCAAAAAAATCCTCTTCACAAATAATATCGAATTTCAATAAATTCTGGTAGTCGGAATATTTTACCACTAACTCTTTAACACCCATAGCCATCACATCAAATAAGTTCTTTGCCTTATTATAGCTAAGAATATCTTCAGGAAGTATATTTGAATATACTAGAAGAGTAAAGAAAAAGCCTAAAGCATCTGCTTGTTCTTCATTTGCATTAGCAAGAGAATTCAATAGGGATTGACATTCGTTTTCATTGAACATCTTGATATTCCAACCATTCTTCTGGCATAATTCAAATACTTCTTCGGTAGATTCAAACCCCTCGGTGAGTTCTTCTATTACTCTTCCTATAAAGTCTTTGAGTATTACCTGGTTCTTTGCATTATTGATATCAAATGGATAATCAGGTAACTGCTCTATTTGCCTATATCCCTGCAATTGTTCTAACCCCAATTCATACATCTTTAATAGTACCCCATTAGTTTCTACTTTAGGTACTGGTTCGCTTATATTTCTTATATCCAAAATGTTAACTTTTATAATGTTTACCATTAAGATAATTACCAACAGTAGCATTACTAACCTTCAACCTTTTAGCTATGTACTTGTTAGTATTACCTTTTAATTTCAATCTCTCTAATCTTCGAATACTACGTACTGTTAATGAAGTATGAGGAGCAAATAGACCTCTTCTACTTACTCCATACATAGGATTATTTATACCTTTTAATTTCAACCTACCCTTATTAATGGCATCATATACATTATCTTTTTGAGTACCCCCATTTAAGGTTCTCTAAACGATTATTCAAAGGGTTGTCATCTAAGTGCATTACTACTGGTAAATTATTCGGATTAGGTATATAGGCTTCTGCTACTAATCTATGTATTTTTACATTCTTAGATACCTTATTATTTCTAAGTTTAGTACGTTCGTATCCTTTATGGAAGAAAGTCTTTACTGGATGTCCCTTATTATAAAGCTTACCCTCCCGAGTAATATGATATCCTGGGAATCCTAATATATTATCTTCCACTATTTTATGTTTTGAGATGAACCAAATCCTTTATCTCCTCTGCTTCCCCACATTTGTGATTCAATATAAAACTCCTCTTGCTGAATCTCCTCTGGCTCGGTAATATAAATGGGTACATGAATAAATTGTACCAGCTTTTGACCAGCCTCGATAACCTGAATTTCTTGAGAAGTGTTATATATCCCAATATGTATCTCTCCAACATAAGGGGAATCCACTATCTCGGCAGTAAAGATTAACCCTTTCTTAGTAGCTATACCAGATTTGTTTGCTGCCATTAACATAGATGCAGGAGGTTCTAGCAAACCTTTGATACCCGATGGGATAAGTATACGATGACCTGGTTTTAAAGCTATATGCCTTACAAAGGCTTCACCAAAAGGAACATCTAAATCATAACCTTCGGAGTCGAATTCATTTTTAGAATGAATATCCTCAGGGTATAAATTAGTTGGTACATAGAAATCTAACCCAGCATCATTTGGGTTTGCTCTGTTGGGAGATACTACCTCCCTTACTTTGATAAATCTAAATCTGTTCATAATATATTACATTTACGTAAAAGTTGTCCAAAGGTTAATTTCTCGGGTCTAGAAACATGTACTCCCAATGAATTACACATTCTGATTACATCGGTAGAACCTTCCATACAAAGGTTAGCAAGTACATCTTCTTGCTTTACAAAATAGTTTGGGTTGTTAAGGTATACCTTGAACATAGCCCATATCATCTCTATTGGTTTCATTATTTAGTACACTCTTTATAAAGTTCTCTAATACGTTTTCTGGGTACTTCGAATTTCTCAACGGTTTTGGTAATAACCTCTTTTCTGTCTTTCCCTTTCCGAATCAAGCCTCGGATGTATTTCTTGATACCAACGGTATCTTCTAGTATATCCAAATCCTTGTATTGATTCTTCTGTTCTAATTCTTTCCTTGTAATGTTCAAGTTCTGGGACATCTTGAACGCACATAGTTCTGAGTCTCCGCATAGTTTACATTCTTTTGTGGATAAATCATACCCAATACCAAAGCAAACATCGCCATTAGTACCCAACTGAGTTAAATCTATTGGTGTTAAAATATCTTGTTTACTTAAATCGGGTAACTTTTTTGGTTTACTTTTCTTACTCATAGCTTCCCTTTTATTATACGATGTACTGAAGTTTTACTGATCCCCACAGACTTGATTATTTCAGGGATAGAAAAACCCTGAGAATGTAGGGTTAATACCTCAGATTTATAATTAATTATTTTAGATTTTCTTTGTCTACCATCATTAACCATCTGTTTCATGTTTTGAGATTGGGTTCCCCACTTAAGATTACCTACCCTATTATTCTCTGGATTATTATCCTTGTGCATTACAATAGGATAATTATTGGGATTAGGTAAAAAGGTTAAAGCTACTAACCTATGAACCTTAACTCTGTGTATAATTTTAACAGTATAATAACCATTATGAACTTTGGTAGGAGTAAGTTTAAAAAGAGAATTACCTCTTTTCTTAAGTATATCCCCATCTACAGTTGCATAATAATCTGAATATCCAGGGATTGCCCGTATATATAAATGATACTTAGCCATTATATGTCCTTTTTTACGTTTATAAAAATGTATATTTCACTGTTATCCTCTATGGGAACATAGGAATAACCCATGTTATTTATAAATAGTTCCCTGAGTTTATATAATTCTTGGTATGAATTTCTATCATGACTCTCTTGACATACTTTGACTACCATACCATTACTCCAGTACAGATAGAAATAATGAGTAAAGCATTCGGGAGTATTTTGAGAAGTTTCCAAGCTTGATATCCATATCAAATCTCTACAGTTGAATACATGTTTAGGATTATGTACCTCTCCCACAACAAGAGACTTAAACGACTTAAACCATTCTTTAATCTTCTTCATCATAAGTGTAATTAAGGTGTTTACAATTGGGACAGACCCATTCTTTGAAATGCCATCCTTTGATTTCCAAATCCTCTTTATGAAAACGTTTCTTGCATGAATGACATTGATAACCATCCTTAGAAAATATGAAGTCTAAAGCGAGTATTATTATCATAATAACAACCGCTGTAATTAAAATATATTTCTCCATCACTGAAAGCCTTTAATTTTCTTTTTAGTGTTATTGGGTTTCCTTAAGAGTACCCAGCAATAAATACCTGATGCAGAGATTTGAATTATCTTCCAACCTTCTGATAAAAGAGTAATTAGTTTAGTATCATCCTCATCTCTGATACATATTAGTTTATCATTATTCATAATGCCTATATGCTTATTAATTGTAATCTTCTTTTCCTCCTACGGAGAAAAAGTAAATACTCATAGTACTTCTAGTTAACTCTTAATAAGGCTATGGTTAGGATGTTTCTTCCATAGCTTATCTAACAGTATTACTTTCAATTCTTGTCTCTGATAATATTGCTTTCTATGCTTACCATGCCTATCTAAATAAGGGCCAGGATAATGAAGGTCATCCAGGTATACTTTCTTTTTCGATTTATCGGTTCTTACCAAACGACCAAGAAACTGAATAGATTTTTCCTGACTATCCATGCTTGCTGCATTAAGTAAATACCTAAGCTTAGGAAAGTTTTTACCTCGAGCAATGATTGTAGTTGATACCAGGATATCTATTTTGCCTTCCCTAAAATCCTTCATTATTTGTTGTCTTAACTTAGAAGGAGTATTAACATGCACATAGGCAATATTATAGGCATCGCCCAGTTTCTTTTTAAAGAACTTATATAGATTTTCACAATGTGCAATATGCTTGCATACTACGAGAGCAGGGTATCTGCCTTGATTAAGGTTCCATAGTAATCTATTATAAGCCATTAACCAAGCTGTATAACAATTGGTGATTGAATCATCGTATATTTCCTTATAGGAAATACAATCAGATTCCCAATTACCATACCAGGGTTTACCAGGTACCATCTTTACAACGGTTTTTGTTGAGTAACCCTTTTTGATAGAATCCTTAAGTTTAAACTCGGCAATCACTTTACCAAAGAAACATTCAAGGTTCATATTCTTAACCCTATCCTTAGCAAGCTTACTCATATAAATCGTACCAGATAATCCTATACGAATTCTGGTATTAAACAATCTAGTGATTACATTCTGATATTGCTTACTACCTCCTTGGTCAGCCTCATCTATAAGTACCATATCTATTTGAGATAATTCCTTTTGATAGAATCTCATATTTCTCGAAATAGATTGAACCATACCTATAGTAAAGTTACTCCAGTTTAAAACCTTGCCTTGAACAAAAGTGATATCTTCTCCGGGAAGATATTGCTTAAATTCTTCTCTAGCTTGATTTAACCAATCCGAATCATTAGTTATTAGCAAAGTCTTTAACTGCTTCTTATAGGATAAATATAAAGACGACATGATAAGTGTTTTACCTGCATTAACAGTGTAATCTAATACGCCAATATGAAAAGGTGTATTCCCTATCTTATTATTGATAACTGCCTTAACAGCTTTCTCTTGCTCTGGTCTTAATTTATATTTGCCTATATTCGTAACTACTTTACTGACTTTAGGTAAAGGTTGTCTCATATCTACAACTTTAGGTTTAATCCCCATCTCAATACACATATCGTATACTTTGGGAAGTAAACCTATTTTAAATTGCCCAGTCTTGGTGATGTAATGAATCTTACCGTCCCAATTCTGCATACCTCTTTGCCTTGTACGTAAGTAGAAAGCATTTGGATGTCGAATAGCGAACTCATTATAAAGTTTCTGTGCGAACTTAAGAGGTAAGTCGAGTTCGCACATATTTCCATTCTGTATGATTATCCTACTCATTTGATAATTACCGTTACACCCTTAGTAGATTTATCCATACCCATTGCTTCCTTGAGAAGTTTAATATGATGCTCCTCATCCGCAATCAATTTCTCAAGGAAATAATTCACGTCATCGTAATCTGGGCGTTCTTCGTATTGAGCAATTGCTCTTTGAATTTTCTTGTAGTGACCAATAGTTTCTATCTCGGAATTCAAAGCAATCTTTAAAGCTTGTTCCCAAGTAGAACCAATCTCAATCGTAGGATTAATATTCATGGTAGAGTAATCCTCATAGGGATCTGCCTTTTGTAAAAAGTCCGATATCTTATCAAGGTGTCTCATCTCTACCAAACCAATACCCAACATCAATTCTGATATTTCTTCAAATCTAGAAGACTGTTGGGTATACATAATGATGGCACTTAGTTCTGAGAACTTGGCATTCTTCCAAATCACATAGAACATATTAATTATCTCATCAGGCCATGGTTCGATATCCTTAAAATCTGGATAATCCACGGATTGGTCTGAATACTTGAGGACATCTATAAAAGCATTAGCTGCATCCTCTACTCTGTTTCCGAAAAATTGTAAACCTTTCATATCATTTTCTTATAGAATCCCAAAGGGAACCTTCAACTTCTGGTTCACCTTCAAGTAGTTGTTTATTCTTATATTTATATAAATACTTATTGTATCTTTCAATTGCTTTATCCGTATACATTTGTGCAATATCCGGTAACCCATTGCACCATGCAAGAGATTCAAACTGAGCATCGATGAAGGTCTTATAATTCCAGCCCTCCTCTTTTAGGAATTCACCTACCTTTGCAAAGTGTACATACTTCTCTGGTTGATTTTCATAAGACTCATATATACCAGTTGCCTTAGCAATCTTACCTATGAAATAATCATGTATCTCTTTAGTAAGTTCTAAATCTGAATGTTGTAATTCTATCTCAGCATCTACCTGATTAGTAATGTTCTCCTGCATGGATAATAACCTTTGCATAACATTACGATAATCAGTCATCCTCTTTAACCCAGTCTCAATGTATTTAATAAAACCTTCCCGGGTATCAAATTTGAAATCTTCACAGAAGTTATTACATACTTCTGCAAGCTTTTTACAATTTGCCCATTCTCGAGAATTACTTTCGTTTATTTTACGAACCCCTCTATGCTTTAACTTTATACGAGTTGCATATAAAATATCAGCAACAAGGGCAGCATCCCCCTTAGATGCTAGTAAAATGTTATTAACTCTCTTAGTATTCTTATTGTTAGAAACTAAGACTGCTCTATGATTTATTGCCTCCTTTCGAGCAATAACAAAAAAAGCCTCAACTGGGAAATTATCTACCTCTAGGGTATTTAATATTTCCTCAAATTGAGACTTAGTTATATGGATAGATGGTTCACGCATAAATATATTATTTTATAATATAATAGGAACTCCCTATTTCAATGAGTTTCTGATTGATATCAATTCTTGATAACTTTGGTACCTGGTAGCATATACTAACTTAAGTGTCTGACTTCTCCCTAAATCATTTACGTCTTTTCCGTCTGGTAAAAACACCACCTTGACTTTTTTATATGCAACAAGCTTGAGAGCCAAGTTGATGGCATATTCTTTTGCGTCTGGGTCCAACAATATAATAAATCTTTCGCATTGGGATTTAAGTAACTCATTGACTTGGAATGCAGATACAGCTTTGCCCATTGTGGCAATTGCTCTATCCCCAATTGTGAGAGCATTAAGTGCCCCTTCGCAAATGAATACCGACCGATACATCTCCAACGCATCATGATTAAAGATGATAAATTGTTTTCCCAAACCGGTGATGTCTTTGTCTGGGTTATTATATCTGGGCCCTTTGCCGATAACATTTCGAGCATTGTAATACCTAAGTTGTCCTCGATAATAAAACGGGATGATAAGGTACCCATATGTTGAGCCGCTTGTTCCATAGCCGATACCGTATCTTGAAAACTTCTCGAGGCTAAATCCGCGTTTCTTGATATATCCCCGAATGCTTTTTGCAAGTTGGCTATCCCCGAGCGAAATGTTTCTAAATCCATCTGGGAGATATACGGGCTTACTCTCGGCAAGTTCGATTTTCTCTTCCTTAAACTGTAGTTCATCAAATTGGCCATTGTTTAAAAAATTAATTAGTTCATGGTACTCAGTAAATCCTTCTATATCCATTATTAGTTGAGCAGGAGAAGGATGGGCATTACATCTAAAACAATTGGTTCTATACATAGAAAGGTTAACTCCCAACTTCTGTTCTCTCCCGCAATATGGGCAAGTGGGAATGCGTAACCATCCGTGCTTATAATCGAATGCTCCCAATCGTTTAATAAAGTATGTCCTTAGTCTAGATTTAAACTGATTAGTTATTTTCATACTCTCTTATAGCTTTCCTAATTACTCTTCGAAGTTTCTTTAAATCCTCTAAATCTAAATCGTTGATACAAGTGGTTTGCCAACCATTATGGGATATTTCTAAAGCTACCCCATCAGACCATCTATCTTTTACTATTTCTATTTTCTTTGTTTTCATATCTTTTCTTCCCACATCTCATACAGTAATATTTTACATATCGTTTCTCATAATACTGGGCTTTTCTTCTCCCACCTTTCTTAGAAAAGATTGCCCTACGAGGTCTCTGTTTAAACTCAGTCCAATGAACTGCTACCCATTCATGATAACCCAACTTACATCTAAATGTCTCCAGTAGTTCTTTCCCTTTTCTTAGAATCCGCATCCGGGTTAGTATTCTTTTTAAATTGTTCATCCAACTTACTACCATATACTTCATCATATTGTTTACGTTGTTCCCTTGTAAATTCCGTACATCTTTGTCTTTCAACATCACATTTAAATAAGGCTCTACCTGAAGAAAGACCGTCCCTTTGTACTACCATCTCAACTCGAAGTATATTATCTTTTTCTTCTTGCTCGGTAGAATTAAGACCCACAATAACTTGAGCATTACGAACAATAGCAATTGAACCAGAGATATCATTTTCATCATATCTAGTAAGTCTATGCTTCTTACCTTCACGAGTAATATGATGTGCAGTCCATATGATATCAAGATGTAACTCTTCTGCCAAGTTTTGCAAATCTACATATACATTAGAAATCCTTTCGAAATCCTCTCGGTCTCCAGCTATTGAGGCAAGCTTACCTGCATAATCTACCATTAATACTCTAATATCGATGCCTTGATTACGCAATTGAACTATCCTCTCTTTTATGTAAGTTGTATTAGTAATCATTGCAGGTACCCTCTCAACCACCAATTCAACCCCAAATCTTGCAAGCTTTCTTAAATGTTTAGCTTCAAGTTTATCATACTCACCTGAGTATAATTCCTTTTTGGTTTTATTGATACTAGATTGAATAAATCTGTCCATGATTTGGTCTTTACCATTCTCGGTATCTACGTATAATACGGATTTCTTCATTCGAAGATAACCTCGGGCAAGGTTTACCATGAAGAAAGTTTTCTTTGCTTTAGGTTTATCCAATATTACATTAATAGAATGTTCGGGATAACCTCCTGCATTAGTAAGGTCATTTAATTGCCTAAAGGGACAGGGTATTACCGAGGGTTCTGATTGTCTTTTAAACTGTCTCTCTGTAATATCCCGAATCATGTATATAGGTTCGTCCTCTTTCTTTGGTTTACTTTTCTGAAGTACTTTTTCAATCTTCCTTGAATACTCTTCATATTGTTCGAAGTTATCTAAATCAAAAGAGTCATTCAGGTTCTTCATTTCAACATAGGTAGAAAACTGGTAAATCTTTTCCTTGATATAATCTGCATCCGATAAGGGAATGTGATATAAATTGCTTATTAACTTATTGATATTAGGGATGTCATCCTTAGTTACCAAATCAATGTATGCCTTTGATTCTAGCAATTCTTTTAATACTTCTTTTAATACATTCTCTGAAGGCATCTTACCTTGCTTCTTAAAGTATTTTGATATACCCTCAAATATAAGGGCATGCTCAATAAGAACCAGGTAATTAGCTTTAATCCTTTTTAGGACTAGACCTCCTTCCTTATCTCTTAAAACAAACCGGAGTATCTCAAGTTGGAAATCCGGTGTGAAACTAAATTTGATGTTGTCTTTAAATTTCTTCATATCTATATTGCAATATTATATAAACTAATAGATTTTGATAGTACCGAGATAGTTCTGAGTATGTTGACAACTAACTAGAAACTACTAATCCACTACCTTAAGCTCCCGAATATTTAATATTATTATTTTATATAAGAAAAAATACTTATATTTGCATAACGAATATTTAAAAACATGGGAAAAAGTAAAGGAAATAATGGCTCAGAGCTTCATCGATTAAAACCTATGCAAGAATATGATGAAGCTACTTTCAATAGACTTTATAAAGTCTGTAAGCCAGTGATTAGGAATCTTACCAGACAGATTGATTATAAAAGGTTTAATCTTACACCAGATATAATTCAGTCTTATTTCTGGGACAAGATGTTATTTGTTTTTAATAAATACTATGGTGAATGTACTGAAGAACATCTCAAAGCAAGAATCCTTGCTTCCTTGAGTACATTTAAAAATAAATTGCTTCGTTCTGCATACGGAGAACAAGCAGAGTATAATCAAAGCCTCTTTAAACTGGATGATTTATTCGATAATGACAAAGAACTAGAAGATGATAGTGAAGAAGAGAAAGCTAAATCCGAAATGATAGATATGATGTATACTTATATGAAAGATAAACTTTCTCCGGATGCTTATCTTTTATTCGAAGTATTAATTACTCCTCCCCCCTTCATTAAAGAGAGACTCGGAAATAGTACAAGGATTACTAATATAATGCTCATAGAATTCTTCGAAATGCCTAAGACTAATGAATCCATGAGATATATTTCTGAACTTAGACAGGATATACAGTATTGGGAAGATAGAGCTAAAGAAGAACTTAGATATTAACACAAAAGAAAAGGGACGTTTCCCAACGTCCCTTTCCGAGTGTTTACTCTAAACAAACTATGCAAAACAAAAACAAAACAAGAGTTTACTTAGACAATACAAATAATACACATGAGTTATATTAACAACTAATTACGACCTATGATATTTTTTGAATATATCTTAAAGTAATAGTCGGTGGTAACTTTTCGATAGTCAAGGTATCTACCGAAGTCTCTTGTAGGAAAGATTCCCCTATTAAATTCCAACTTACTACAATAGCACCATCTTGAATACCCTTGGTGGGAGTCCCTCTACCGAAGTCTCCATTTAAACCCGTTTCTCTATTAAAGAAAGATTGGGGTCTAACATTCTCCCAGTTATTGGCATTATCCTGTTTACCTTTAGATACACCGAGAGCATGCCTATGTCTTGGTAAATCATCGCCTTTCAATTTAATAACAAAGTTACCTTTAGTGGGAGTATAGAAATCCCCAATATTCTGTAGCATCATCTCGTCTCCAATTTGAATACCTCCGGCCTGATATCCTATTACTATCCTACCTGAAGCCTTTGTATATTCAGCCCATCCTTCAGGGATTACATCGGTTTCCCATAAAATTATTGAACCTATGGGTAAACTAGCAGTATTCAAAGAATCAGAGAATTCCTTTCGGAGAGCTTCTAGTTGCCCATCAATGTATTGCTTAATATTCAATAGATTCCCATTTTCATCCTCTACCGGAAACCCAGTATTCATTTTCTCTACTTTAGTTATGGATTCTTTCATCATACTGTGAGTAGCAGTAGTATATGGGATCTCCTGGAATTTGCCCTGATAGGGTACAATAGCAAAGTTCTCATTTCTTTTAGTCATAGCATCTGTACCCTTACCATATATCCCAATAAGAACAACAGAATTCTTATTGTTAGAATAATAAGGGCAAGCAGTCTCTACCATCTCTAGAAGATTACTAAGAGTCATACTATAATCCGAATAAATATCATTATTAAGTACATTGGGATTACGATTCTCTTCAGAAATTGGGTAGTATATATCTAGAGATTTTTTATATAACTCATAGAAACTTTCTGAAGATTCATTCCAATAAGCTACAAAATCTACTGGATTATCTACGGGTTCGGAGATAGTAGTGTGTACTGCAAACAGTAATACTTCATCGGTGGACCCTTGGGTTCCCTGAATATTCTCGATGGTCAATGTTGGTTCATCAGAGATAAATATATAGCCATCTCTTGAAATACACCCAAAATTTATATCGGGTAATTCTCCATCTTCAGAATCTTTAGGCATATACCTTGCTGTAATCCTATCCTTAATTACATTAGCAAATTTACTACCAGAAACTCCCTGAGGAGAAACAACCAATTTATTACCATTTATGGTGGCTGAGCCAAATCCACAGAATGGCCCCAAACCAGAAGGGGCAGCAATTGCTTCGGCTGCTTCCTTAGATTTGATTATACCTTCATACTTAAAGTACGTTTTCATTGTTCTTTGTATTTTTAAAGTTATTCTTTTGTTCTGCCATATCCCTGAAAGCTTCTCCGAGTTCATTAAATTTGAGAGTTAACAGCTTAAAGATTATCTTCCAGATACTATATTGTTTTTTAATGCCATGTATTTCACATATATGCCCATAGATACTATCTATTTCGAAGCAATAGCATAATATCATTATAGTAATGGATACTTCTATGGGATCTACTCCATAGGGTTCTCCAATAGCTTTCCCAATTACAGCCCCAAGTAAGATATAACAAATATAATCAACCAGCTTATTTAGGGTTCTCCTACCGGCCCTTGACTTTCGAATGACTATATTTTGTACTCTACTTGCAGATATACCAAACCATAAATCTGAAAGTATCAATATTATGGCAAGTAATATCATCCACCTAAGGTCATAAATAATTTGGGTACATTCTCCAAATAAACCAATCATTGAAGTCTTGAACAGAGATTGAGTAGTAGTCTCTGTTACATTGTCTATTGCACTCTCTATCATACTTCTTCAATTTTCCACATTTGATTACTATAAGTGGTAATGGTAAATGTCTTCTCAGAAGTGTCATTTGATTCCCATTCCAACTTTTGAGGATTAACGCTTAATAAGTCAGCATCTACTACCGTAAACTTAGCCCGTACCGAAGTATCGGCAACTGATTCAAAAAGGTATTCTCCAGCGGTAGCCGTAGTAAATTCATATCCGGCTCCACCAGCATCAAAAGTAGTTACTTTGCCAACTTGTCTAACTCTACTATCGAATTCAGCTTTATTAGAACTACACCTAATTAAACAATATACTTGTTTAATGGTACCCTTTAATTCGGCATAACTTGGGTCAACGGTTAATCTTATAATAGTAGGGTAATCTTCCAATATTACTTGACACCTTAATGAAGAACCATCATCCGCTACAAAGGTATAAGTCCCAGCCTTGGTAAGAGTAATCTCTTCATCAAGGTTATAGGTTTCCCCGTTCTCATCACAGGTAGCAGTACCACTTACATTGACCCCATTTTTCATTTCCTCAAGATGGAACTTACAAGCAGACTTCTCATCCAATAACTGATATACTGCATAAGTATCCTCAATTTGGCTTTCGGGTAATGACCAGTTAGGTTCTTTCCACTTTGAATCTGAAGGATCTGAAGGAACTATCTTTAGTTTGTTCTGATATACAACTGGGGTATTCTTAACTACCCAAGTAGTCTTTGCAGTTGGGTAGGCTACAGATTGGAAAGTATAAGTACCTGCTCTATTAGTAGTATATACATACCCGTTTTCAGCATTGAAGGTTTCCCCAGTTTCTACTACTTTAACTCGGTAATCATCACCATTACCCGAAATACATTGTATTATTACGGTAGTTTTTGCAGAACCGTTATATAGAGTAGATGTAGATGGATTAATACTGATCCTATATATAGCAGTTTTACCTGAAACTACTTCAAAGATACCCACACCTTCATCAGTTTCTCTTTTATCTAAAGTACATTTGAATTTATAAGTACCATAACTGTTAGCAATAAATTTATCCCCATTCTTGAAAGTCTTAGGATTACCTATTAACCTACAATATAATTCTCCAGTAAATGACTCTGGGTAATTTGAAGTTATGGTTAAAGTAGTAACTGCATCCTTCATAGTTTGATTATTTCCAACTCTAAATTCTGAGGGTGTACATCTTACCTTATAAGTAACTTCTTCTTGGGTTACTACAAATGAAGTTTGTTTTACAGGAAATTCCACAATCTCAAAAAAGTAAGTACCGGGTTTTGTAAATTCCCAAGTTGAGCCCGATATTTTTACTTGATCGGTACCCACTAATCGAACATTACAAAGTTTCTCTGTCCCTTTATAGGATACTCTAGCTATCACCCTTGTACTAACCTTTAAAGTAGTTGGGGTTATTTTACCAGTTATGGGCTCACAAGAAATAGTATATGAACGGTTATAAGTTTCCTGCCTTACGGTAATTTGGGTTATCTTAGAATTATCCCCAACGCTTCGAAAGTAATAAGTACCAGCCCTTGGAATATTAAATACCGAACCACTTTCATGTTTAGTATAACCCCAGTTAATTCTATCACTCGATATTTGATATCTCAAATCTGCATTCATCCAATCTGAGGTTACAGTTACCAATACTGGTACTTCATATACTTCTGAAGTAACTAAGTTGGGCTGGTCTGAGTTTACCAACTCGGCCTTAATCGAATACCCATCATTTACTACAAAACCGTAATCTATAGTGAAGGATACATGATAAGGTATGAATCTAGTAAAGAAACTTTCTACGGCTTCCCTAAATTTTTTAAAAGCCTCGGAATTAGAAGTATACCCATGACCAGTAAGTTTAAAACTTACGGAAATACATTGAGAACAATCGAAGGTGTTATCAAAGGTATATTTACTATCGTACTGATAGTATTGGTCAAAGTGGGGATGACCTTTTATCCAACCATCATACCCATCGGCTTTTGCTGGGTCTGTTATTACACAGGTTAACCCATATAACCTCATCATGATCTCGAAAAATTCTGATGTACCCCTTATTTTGAAAAGAGATACCGAATATCTCAAGATGTTTCTTACCTGAGTACTAGTTAAAGTAAAAGGTCCCTCTTTGGGTATTATCCAAAGCTTTGATAACTCCTGGAGTTTACTATCCGAGTAGAACCCATTAAAGTACTCTGCCCATTTCTGTGCATCTATCGTGTTCCCATAAGCAAAGGGCATTTCTCCAAGAAATTGCCAAAGGAAATTGAGATACATATCTGGGGTTTTATCTATATCGATAATATCCAATATATTCTCAATATCCTTTGTAATATAATCTTCAAAATGCTCTCCACAAATTTCTAGAAACCTCTCTAAGATGCCTTTACCATTTACCTTATAAGTATCTTGGTCCTTATATTCGAATGGTAAAAAGTCGATTAGATTTTTGAGGTTTATCATTATACTATTTCGTTAACTGTTAATGTTAATTGTGAAGCATTCTCGAATACTGGCAAATTAAAGCCAGGGTCTTCATAATCATGGTTTGGTTCAGATACTGTAATAGAATATCGATAACCTGATTGATAGCTATTGTTTTGGATATCCAATGAGAAATCAAAACCATTAGCTTTATCTATAATCTGAATAGAGCTACCGACTGAGCCAGTAGTTACATAACCATTCGATACTGAACGTACTGTAAAAGTAGTTGAGGAATTGAAGGTTATGTAGTAAGTCATAGAACCCTTTGCCTTGTTCAATTTAAATTGGCCAAGGTTTAATTCCTTATTACCATAAATGGTAGTAGGCCAGGGTTTAATATAGAACTTAGTAAGGTGAAGGTAATCTACGGTTGATAGATTATCTATCAGGGCATAGATATCTGATACTCTTACGCTTCCTCCTATTTGAGCTTGCTCCGGAGAATAGGCATTATATAAAGCCGTAAGAATTTGAGTTTGTATCTCTGGAGTCTTATAAGACTTCTTACCAGTAACTTCCATCTCTAGAATAATCTGAACCTTGCCTGCAGATTTAACCTTTAACCAAGTAGTCATAGGTGCTCTTTGAGATAATAGGTTGTATACCCTATTTATTAATTCAGAAGAAGCAACAGCTCCACCATCAGGACTGATATATACTGTAAGCTTTCTACCACATTCATAATCGGCTTTAGCTTTGTTTACCCCATCAACCAACATAGCCAAACTTTCGAAATCCTCTTTGGTAATTGCTACTCCCAAAGTCTTTACACTCAAAGGTATATGTTCCTTAAGCATTATAAAGTTCTCATAGTTTGAACCACCTCCAGCATCATAAGCATTACTTACTGTAGCATCAGTAATTGAAGAAGAGATTATTGAGGGTACAGAAGTAATGGTATTACTCTTTACATTACCTTGAGTACCATTAGTTAAGTAGAATACTACATTGGTTATTTTTGCACCTGCTGCAGGTTTCTTACCGAAGGTTCCATCCCCAAACATTATGTAAGGGTTAAGAGCTTCATCTACTGAAACCATAAAGTGTTTATCCGTTGGCTTTGATTTTGCAAAGGTATCTACCAATACCCAAGTTTCTCCACCTATCTGTAAAGACATAGAGCCCTGTTCATAGTACTTACCATTAGGCAATGTACCAAGGTGAACTATTACCCTGTCTCCAGTAGGTATTAGCATATTATTAAGAGCACTTGCAGTATATTTCTCATGTTGAATTATAGGTACTTTACATGTGGTTACATTTGAATACCAAGTTACATCTCTAGCAGATAACCAAGAGTTACCACTGGAATCCGTAAATAGAGTTCCTTGAGGTATGGTTAATTTAGCTCCAATGGAATTACCAGTAATACTTCTGGATAAGATTACATCTACTGTAGCAGCAATCGCTGCTCGAGCATGATAATCTACCAGAGCTCCATGTTTAACTACCGAATCATACCTTCTTGCGGTAGATAGGAAGGTTTCCCTTGCCATATTATCTACATAATAGTGAAGTACTTCGGCAATTGCCGCAAACAATGAGAGGATGATAATTAAGATATTCCCCTCCGAATAATCCGTTATGAGTTTCTGACCCTGAGGGTCTTTAAGCCCCATAAGGGATTCAACCAGCTTGGCCTTAATCTGTTGATAAGACCTCTGGTATGGATTAAGCCATTTATTTGTGATTCCCATATTATTGTGTATTTAATGAATTATCTGACCTATCATAGGTGATATCGAGGTACTGACTAGAATTTGTTCCATTTATTACATAAGCTACTTCTATGTGTATTTTTGCATCAACTCTAGTAACTGTGATATTTTGGAAGGTTATCCTTTGTTCCCAAGCACCTATGGCCTGTTTTAAAAACTCTTTAATTATAAAACTCAGGGCTTGTGAGTTTGGTTCCTCAATACATTGCCATAGTTTACTACCAAAGTTTTCCTGTCGAAATCTCTGGCCTATCATGTAGTATAATATCGAACTTATATTATCTCTGATAAGTTTGAAATCTCCATTTACTGGGTACCAACCTCTTTCACCCTTTTCATTAGTTGTAAGTTGGATAGGATAAGTTACACCTATACCAACTAAGTCTGTAAAGTAATTCTTTTCCATTAGTGTATGCAGGTTTTATCCTCATAATCGTCTACAACGAATTGTGAGAAAGGTTTAATTACTTGAGTTAAAGTTGGACCCGAAGAACCTGGTCCAGTAGTTACACCTGAGTGTACATGAGAATTGAACATACTACGAAGTTGTTCTAGTTCTTTAATGGTTTGGTTTAATTTTTCGGTTAATTGAAAAATATTGATTACTCCACCATTTTCTCCAGTATTAAGTATCACGGAATCACCAGAAGATATGTTTATATCTCCATCGGCATTTATTACTATTTCTTTCTCTGAACGAACATTTACAGGTCCATTGAAATGTAAATTGAGTTCTCCGTTATCATCATCTATTACTATTAAGTTTCCTTCGGGAGTAACTATCCCCATTTTATTGGAACCATCCAGAGGTTGGGGTATTTGACTCATTCCCCAACCATGGTATTCCCAGAGAGGTTTAGTTGGGTCCCCAAATTCAAAAGTAACAAATACCGTATCTCCCACTTTAGGGGCTAAGAATTTGAAACCAGAACTAATTGAACCATGTTGTCCTTTAGGATATGCCCAAGCAAATACTCCACCCATTACCTCTGGAACACATACCTTTACCCTGTTCATATGTTTCTCTACATCGTTATTATCAATAACAATGCCCCGATAAACAGAGTAATACCGACCAAGACCCTCTAAGCCTTCGTCGGTTATTATCTTTGCTGTTTCGTAACTCATACCCTTATTTTTCTACATAAATTTGACTTGCAATTCGCTTATGCCTTTTAGCTATGTCTCGGTATACTCGATTAGCTATGGCCATATAATTAAACTTAACCCCATAATCTTCAGGCACTTGGATTTGTTTAACTGATATCTTACCAGGAATTAACTTACCCTTAGAGGTAACTGTATTACCTGTAGATAACACTATACCCTCTGCCAAGGCTTGGGGATTATCGGCATTTACTTCAGTATAATAAGCCTTCTTTCGAATAAACTCAGCTTGACCCTTGATATCAATTATGTCTCCCTTATCATTCAAGAAATGTTCATTATAGTATACTTTCTCATTATAAGTAAAGTTAAGATTAAGATTCTGAGAAGTACTTAAAGCTTTTTTATCTTTACCCTTTGTAGTTTTAGCATTAGCTTTAGCATCATTAGCTACGATATTTTGAGTAGATAAATCAGTTTTAGAAGTTACAGAACCAGACTTGGAATTGTTCTTTACTAATTCCATATTAGTTATATACCCTTGACCAGTGTCCATAGAATGAGTACATTGTTTTATATACCAAAGCCCTGACCAACGTTTCCCTACATTATCTATTCGGATTATTTGGGAAGTTGCTAGCATAGGTCTACCCACTACCTGAAGTTGACATACTAATCTTTTCTCAGTTTGCTTTAAACCACCATTGGCATTAGCATTAGCTGCCCAAGCATACTTATCGGCACCACCGTATCTACTAAATAAATTATGGTAAAGTTTATAAAGAGGTACCTTGAGATTTACCCTTTTCATATGTCTTACCTTAACCCTCTTACCATATTGACCTTGGCCATAGTGTTTATTAGTATCAATCTCCATACCAGATAGTACTTCAGTATATGGGTCTTTATTTAAAGCTTCGAACCCTCTTTCTGATGCAGGTAGTACTCCCATTTGGAAATTGATACCAGAAGCTATACCTGCTCCGGCCTGTTTAGAAGCATAGCCTTCTGGATCATAGTCTAATGGGTCTACATATTCCTCTACCATAAACTCCATACCATCTTCGTCTTCGAAAAGGTATCTTTCGTACTCTAATAATTTCTTAAGATTAGCTTCTAATTCTTTACCATTCTTAGAATTTCTTAGCACTTGTTTAAGGGCATTCTTCTTATCGTCAGGTAACTCATTAGCTGCTTGATTAATGGTAGCTCGTACTTCTTCGGTAGACATTTCATCGAATTTTCTTTGCTTACCTGCTTCATAAGCACCTACTGGACCAACTGCTTCATATTCCTCTACTCGCTTTTTATATTCTGCAGTTTTTTCCATGTTATACTGAAGCTGAGTATCCCAAGCATCCATTACCTCAGTTGGTGTAGTGGGATGACTTCTGTAATCTTCAAACCCATTGCCAGTAATATTAGACACCATAAGGTTATCTACCTGAGCCACATGAGGTCTTAAAGCTAATGGAGGTTTATCCTCTGGCTCGTTTATATTAGTTGATAATACAGATAAATCTTTACTATCTGGGTCTAGAGATGGGGCTAATACTGCTTTAACCCTTTTAGTTATTTTCTGAGTAGCAAAAGATACTCTAAGTACTTCCCCATTCTCCCCTTGATATGTATAAGTACATACCGGTTCTTCATGGAATTTCCGATTATGTATGTAGATAATCCCATCTCTTGAATCTACATACCATGGCCCATTAGTGTACCCTTTCATCTTCTGTTCTAATTGAACTAAGACGTTCTTGCCCACTAATCCAAAGTCACTATCAATTAAAGCTTTCAAGTCTTCTGGCATAGCTACTTCAGCTACTCCACTGTATTTGTTAGCATAGAGTACTTTACCAGTAGTAGTACGGGTATTCTCTGTGGGTACCTGTAGTGACTCGTATACTTTATTACTTATTATCTGTTGTTCCATTACTGAAATATTTCTATGATTACACCAGTAGCATTCCCACATCCATTGTCTAAATAGGTAGATAATTTATAGCCTTCCATATCCGAATGGACATAAGCAGGTTGATATCTTAAATCTCCCGAAGAATCAATGCACTTAATAGTTACATGAGTACCTGTAGAATCAAATACGGCTTCGAATTCCCTTACCTTAATTATTTTTATGGGCCCAGATATAAATTGACCATCTGGGTATATATATCCCCACTGAAGACAAATATTTTGGTTCTCTTGAATCTCAGCAATGTCTACAGTATCGGGATTACCCGTATCGAAAGTAATAGTAGCCAAGTTTTCTTTCTCTTCATCGTATCTATAACTCCAGGTACTTATATACGCTCCAAGGGGTATACCTGTAATAGGATTCATTATAGGCATACCTCCAAAATTGAAAAGGGCCAAATATGGTTGGCCCATTCCCTTATACAATATAGGTTTCTGTTTAGCTGCCATAAGTCGGTATTCTTATTAGGGTTCCCATTTCTAATTCCTTAAAAGGATTCAGTATCTTATTAGCTTCAGCTATAATGTACCACTTACCAGAATCACCATAATACCTGAAAGCAATGTTTTGCAGAGTTTCCCCATCTTTAACGGTATGTTGAATATCGTTAGAGGATTCCGGTACTACTGGAGGTTTAGCTTCTAAGGAATAATCCCCATCGTTGTATTTCAGAGCATAGGCATTATTATATGGGCTAGCTCCCTTTAGGTATTGGTTAACATCAATCATATTTAATACCTCCTGTCTTTTTAAGTGAATCGGAATTTATAAAATCTCCATAGGATAAGTTATATGCACTTACTCTCTTGAAAATCAATTCTTGAGTTGCTGCTGCAGGCAATAACCTACCATTACCAAAAGTAGCTGGCTTTCCGGGTATCCTTATTCGATAACCGTTCTGAAAGTTCTTCAGAGTATAAGTTGCTGAGGTAAGGATGTAATAGTGATTATCAAATATACCCGAATCCCCCCATTCTATCTTAACAATAGGCGGAGCCGATTGATAACCGTTAGCTTTAGTCCAGGCCTCTAATAACCTACATTTATTGATTACCTCTTCTGGATTTTCTGGGTCATTACAGTACCAAGACACATTGAATTGAATAATGTCTTCAGCTCCAGTAAAGTGATACATTGGTACATTGCGGCCCATTGATTTAATGGTTGCCCATGTAGTTTCTCCTCGGAAGTCCAATTCCGGAGGTCTATTCTGTAGGGTAATATATTGAGTAGGGTTAACAGTCATGTTATATATCCTTACTTCATTCTGATATATAACATCTGCTTTAGCCTCGAAGTTTCTGTAATTAGTAGTATTCTTATTCCCCTTTGCTGGGTCTACTCCTTCACCTTCTTCTAACCTTGGGAATTGTAATTCCATTCTCCATTTAGCCTGGAGTTGTTTATTTAGAATAGGGTTCTTAGACGATATTTGAGCTTCTCCGATTACCCCATTTGGGTTATAGAGTTTACCCTTTTGAGAATCATCCTTTGGAAGAGTAGAGATAGTTCGATTGAGTAATATCCGAGCTCTCCATAATTTATTTAGGGGACCAGTAAGAACACCTGCCGTATCTCTTGTAAGGTCATTGTACTTTTCAACAACCTTACCTGCTGCTTTATTTAATACTCTAGCCATAGTGTTTTAGTTTTATATTCCCATTACAAATGCAGCTCCAGTAAAATCTTGTTGAGAACCTGGAGCATAATCTCCAACTGCTTGACCATCTACTGAGATATTGATACGAGAATCTCTCATACCTTCTTTAATAGCTAACCTAACAGCATTAATAAATCTCTCTTCATTCTGGGCTCTAATGGTAGTTGGGTCTTCTTTCTCTTTATTCTGAGCTTCAGTATTCCTATCTACTGAATTACTAAGGTAACTAATACCCTCAATTAATAAAGGAAGACCTACAGTAATTGCTAATCCCCAGGGTCCACCGAGTAATCCCATAAGTCTACCACCTATAGAGGTTAAACCTTTTATAGCACCTTGCCTAGCCACTTGACTACCAACTTGGGCACCTGCTCCAGCTAAAGCCCCTCCAGCTAAATTACCCGCCATAGTAGTTGCTAATGGTACTCCAGGATTTGGTGTCTTAACATATCTTCCGGTTTTAGTGTTATAAAATCTACCAGCAGAATTCATACCAATACCGCTTGACATCATTTGGAGTTGAACCATGGTTCTCATAAGGTTAACCATTCTTACCATGTGTGCTTCCATAATGGCAAACTGAGTATTAGTTTTTATTGCTGCAGCAGACATACCTTCAGTAGAAGCAGTAGCAATAGTCTGTAAATACCCAACAGACCTAATAATACCTCTTACAGTATTAAATCCTGCAACTATAGTACCTACTACTACTCCGGTAGCAGCAACTCTAAGACCAAAACCTCCAACCCAAGTTTCTGAGATAGAATTAATTACTTTGATTATAGAGTTACCCACATTTAGTACTGGGGTAAAGATTCTACCCAAAGCTGCACCTGCGGTAACTGTTAAGTTCTCTATACTTGATTCGAATTGGTCAATTACACCTGCATCGGTTTTAAGACGTTCTTCATTGAGTCGATTTACTGCCCCAATGTTTTGGTCATAAGTAGCAAGTATCTTACCCATCTTATCTCTACCAGAAGCAATATCCCTAAGTACGGGGAGCATACCACGATTACCACGAACTCCAAAGATATTGAAGAAAGTTGGTGTTTCAATTCGTGAAGGTAAATCTACTGCGGCCTTAGCAAACTTCTGATAGATAGTGTAAAGGTCTATAAGGTTACCTTGAGCATCGAAGAATTCATCGGGACTTAAGCCCAAGTCTGCTAAAGCGTTATAGCCTTTCTTTTTTTGATTAACAAGGGATAGTTGTAAGTAACGAATCATATTAGCCAGAGAGGTACCTGCCATAGAACCTTGTATACCCATATCCCCCAATACACCAATAGCAGCAGCCGTTTGCCGAAGATCTACTCCAGCAGTTGCCATATCTGCTCCTGCATAAGATATGGACTGGGCTAAGTCTGTTAAAGATATATTTGCATTAGTAACTGCAGTATATAAATCATCGGTTACTCTAGCAGCTTCCGTCATTGGGATTTGGTACATTGACATGATATTGGTCATCAAGTCAGCTACACCACCTTTCTGTCCCACTGGCATTGTAAAGATTGAAGCCAGCTTAGATGCTGGCCCAATCATCTCTTTAATAGCATCGAATTTATTACCCGCCATAGCCAGGTATCTTTGTCCTGATGCAACATCCGAAGCAGTAAGAGGAGTTATCTCATTGACATCTTTTGCCAATTGTAACATTTCTCTTTGTTCTGCAATGGTAGCACCAGCAATTTTCGAAGCAGTCCAAACTTCATTCTGAACACCCGCAGAGTATTTATAGGCCCTTGCCATTCCCCCTACGAGCTGCATTCCGAAGTCCATTGTATTAGAAGCTGACATCTGTATACCCCTATTCCAAGTATTCATATCATTCATCATTGTTCTGAATGACCCAGATATCTTGCCAGCTTCTTGAGAGAATCGGTCTTTTAAAACCATGGCAACACCGACCTCTACTATACTCCTACTGGTATTCATAATTTATTTTCTTTTCTTTAATTGTTTATAATATTGCTCGGCCATATCCTTGAATATTTTCCTTATTCGATACGGAAGACGTAAAAAGCCGAAATAGTCTAAGGCTATCTCGGCTCTGGTGATATAAACAAAATCACTCTCTAACATTACTCTTCCGTCAGGTAGAAAAAATTCGGTGCCCAAACTATAGGATAAGTTCTTTCCTCTCCAGTGGTTGGATTAGTGATGTGAGACTCACCTTTGAAAATGGGGTCCATAGATAAGATATACTTTCTCATCTCAGCCATATCCTTTGCAGTAAATGGAGTAAAGTTTTCTACCTTTTCCCAACTACCATCAACTTCTAAGTAAAGGTTCCTACAAAGAAGAGGGGCATTCTTAGTTTGTTTATCCAAAGGCAACTTCATGAAATCTTGTTCTCCCTTACCAGTCATACAATCGAATTTAATTCTCTTGCCAGATGAAAGAGTGTATTCATGGTCTACCAATCTAACTCCCTCTGGATAATAAGGGATAGCATCTGGCTTCTGATTTAAATCCTCTACAGTTGGAGCAGTACCATAATCGAAAAGGAACTCATGAAGGTCTTGGCCATAAGTAACTTTACCTCCATTCTCTTTGCCCCAATCATATTCAAATTCTATTTCCTCTCCCAATGAGAAGATACGAGAATTAAAGATAATAGCATAACGGTCATTAACCGGTAAGTTAAGGGCATCATCTATGGTTAATTTCCCATTGGGTGTAGCCGTAGTTCTAATTACAATTGCTGCAATGAACTTGGTAAGGTTCATCAAAGTCTTCATGTCTGAAAGGTTACTGAGAATATCTTCATCAGCACCATTCTGTTCTCTGATTTCATATTCGAAACCAGAAGGTCCGGTAAATCTAAATGTTCTAAATTCCATAATTTGATATATTTAATGTTTACAAATGTTCATAGTACTCCGTATAACAACAAGAAAGGGGTGAGCTCCTATCACAGGAATCCCACCCCTCCACCGAATCTTAGTGAAAATAGACTAAGGAATTAGTATTTATCTGCAGTACCAACTGAGAACTCTATGGACTCAATGGTATTCTCTGAAGCCATTCTGTCCAAGTCTAAGCCGGTAATCTTACATGGCCATACCTCTTCGAAGACGTGGGTATTAAGAACCGAGACTCCATCTTCGGCAAGTTCATTTACAATAGCCGTTTCCCAATATTGGCTTGGTACCAAACCTCCACCAACTATGTGGTCTTGGCAAGCATAAAGCCAATCATGAAGCCATGTGTCTGAACCTGCAGTAGTCATAAGTTTCTCTACAATAAGATTACCTATAGTAACCCTACCTGCAGTTTTAACGTCTCTATTGACGTCCCCATGAGCAACCTGGTCAATCTCAATATCCGGCAAAGTACAACTTTGGAATAGATAGGTATTGATAGGGTGTTTGGGGAACATGATGCTCCACAAGAATTTCTTCCGTGGGTTTTTTACTTTTGCTCCCATTGTGTTATGAGTTTATAAGTTATTACTTGTTTCTACGATTGATACTGCCTTAGAAGCTGCATCGATTACAATCTCCATAGTTACCTCTTGCATAGGAACTACATCCTTATACTTAAGGATAGCACGGTACTTACCCTGACGAGCATCTGCTTCGTTATTAACCGAAAGGTCATCCCAAGAAGTTGCATCTTGGTCACCCATCCAGGTATACTCGGTCATAGCATCTTCATCTACCAATGAATCCAGTGTAGGTTTAACTTCCAACCAGATTCTCTTCCAAGTACTCCAAACGTTTGGTTCTTCGATATATTTGTTGAGTACCGGGCGAAGGAACTTCTTCAGGTAAAGGTTCAGTCTTACGATTGAAAGGAATCTTTCAGAATCCTGTTTCACTTGAGAAGAGAAGCAATGCCATAGCATGGTTTGCTTACCTGCATCTGGAGTATCTTTGATTACCATCTCATTGATATAATTCTGAGCAAGGGTGTTCAGTTCGTTATATCGAGAAGGAGAACCATAGTTGGGGCATACTGGACCAACTGCATCTCCAATAACCCCTCGGTTCATACCAGCAAAGGATTTCCAAGGACCATATTGAGTAGCAGAGGCATCTCCCAAACCAACAATAGTACCCACTACATCGGAATCCTGAAGATTACCGTTTTCGTTGTAGTACTTAAGTCCACCACCAAAGTAGGCAATGTACTTAGAGTTACCTACAGTATCAAGGCAAGTCTGTACCCAAGTTACCTGAGCTTTGTAATCTTTTGCCTGAGTACCTTGAGTATAATGGGTTAAATGTTTGGGAACTTCGATATACAGTACCCATTCCATCAATTCCTTTGCCATATCTGCAGCAGCCTTATATACCTTGAGTACATCTGAATCGGTAGTAAGGTGTTGAGAGATATGTGAAATAAATAATTGGTAGAAGTCGGTGTAATCTTTTACCAAATCCAAGGAAGTAATCCATTCTTCGGCAGTTGGAGTGGAACCTGCACTACCGATAGTACCATTAAACAGTTTCTCTGTTTCGGAGGGTGCAGCATCTCCCACGGTAATAGTGATAGCATTCTTAGTACCATCAATATCATCGGTAAGCCACTTAATTAGGTTTTCAAAAGAGGAACCTGCAGTAATTACCGGCCTAATATATTCCGAGTTCTTAGCAAATGCACTAAGAGCAAGGTAATCTACCGAAGTGTTATTGTTATCATCGGCAGTTTTGTAGGTTATTACTGGTCCCTGTTCAAGTACTTGCCCATTAGCTGAATATATTTTATAATACAAGGTATTAGCTTGCTTATAAAAACCAACCTGGAAAGTATTTGCACTACCAATTGGATCTCCATATCCCTTGGTTACTAATCCAAAACTATAAGTAGTACTACCAGATTTTAAAGTAATCAAAGCAGAGGGTTTAGCTGGGGCAGTTACAGCAGAAGCAACTGAGATTTCATCTTCTGAATCTTTAGCTTTTCTTGCCGCAGCCGGAGAAGCAGTTACTGTACCTTGAGTAGCTCCTTTGCCAAGTACTCGAATAACACGAAGCTTAGAACCACCTTGCAAAGCCTTTTCGATATTTGATACAGAACCATCGGGTACAATTTCAGAACCATAGATTCTTTGGAACTGAGAGAATGTAGAGATGATTTCTGAAGGGTCATCGTATGGACCTTTAGTAGTTCTAGCCAATACACAAGAAACTCCTAACATGGGAGTAGTTTGAAGAACATTGTTGTTCTTAAACTTAAAATCAACATGAGGTGAAGTTGGCATAATTCTATTGTGATTAAAGTTAATTACTCGTTTAATTTATACCCTAGAGTATTGTACCTATACCTTAGGTACTTTTAACTCTAGCATCTCATTTTCGTTTTGTTCTAACAATCCAATAAGAACCGATATATCCTTGATAGGTGTAAGAGTACCTTCTCCCAAAGCTTTTTCTGGAAGAATACCGTCCTTACATACATAGGTGTATACCTTCTCAAGTATACCATGCTCTACATCTGGATGGTCATAATAATTACCAATTTCAATGAATAGGTTTCCGGTGGGAGCAAGCCTGCCCTTTTCCCATTCCTCTAAATCATTGAAGTATGGTCTCACGTATCCTCTAGCAGGTAAGCCAGTATATAAGATTGTATGTAGCAATCTCATATCTGCTTGTGTTTGAGAAACCAGATGTACATCTATGGTAATATCCTTAGTTTCATAAGGAAACTCTGAAGCTTGGTAATTACCATCCTCAAGTTTATCACCAATGATGTATTTATTCACACCAATATCTCCAGCATAATAACCCTGTAGTTCTATGGTTATTCTTGGGAGAGTCTTTGGGCCTTTTACTTGATTATTCCCTATACCAAAAAGTGGTATAAACTTCTTCATACCTTTGATTGCCTCTTGAAATCTTTTTTCGTTTTCTTGAGACAAAGGTAAGAAGTCTTCTGGGTTTAAGGTAAGACCCATTTCCAACATTGTACTAAGTAGAGAGATATAAAAAGTTCTTTCTACTATTTCTTCTGAGTTTACCATTAAAGTCCTAATCTAATATTTAATTGAACACTTTGATTGCCATCGTCATTAATACACCCATTATAAGTTACCCGAATACCTCCCACACCACTCATTCTGGTTTGTAAATGACCAACACAATTTAATTCACTAACCCATTGAGTAGCAATATTTGAAGGATAATCGGTAAGCCATACTTTAAAGGGTATTGGTTCAGAACCAATACCTCCAGGGAATTGACCCTCTATTGTCTTACTTATATCGGTTATCTTAAATTGTTTTATAAATTTAGCAACTTGAATACCGTTGATAAGGTAGTACTGATAACCCTTTACCTTACTAATCTGAGCAGTACTAGTATTTTGACCAAGATTTGGGAATGGTATATTCGGGGTTGGTTCAAAGCCATACTTAGTAGTTCTAGTACCTGGAGATTGAGTTATATTTAAAACTATCTCAGTGTTAGGTTCTTGCTGTGAGATAATCTTAACTATAGCAGTTCTTTCCAAGGGGTCATAGTTACTGGGGTTATGTTCTTGATTAGTAGATTTAGTTTTGATAGTAAGCTTACCTGCGGCATTAGCTTCTCCAATTTCTTGGGTTACCTCTAACCAATCTGAGGAGCTTTCAACTTTCCAATCTACAGCACGATATTCATCTTGAGGATTATTATCGATAAACTTCTGTTGGTAACTGTATACACCTATTTCTAGGGTCTCACCCCTTTTAGTACCATCGAAAGTATGGGAAGTAGTTTCTGGAGTGATACTAAAATAAGTTCCCCAGGTCTCTACTATTTTAGGAGCGGCCTTTTGTACCAGAGTTACTTCCCTTTCTACACCCTGAACTACTACCTTGAGAACCTGCTCTTTTATATTATTCATGTCTTCGTTTACTGCCTTAGGCTTTACCCTAATAGTTGCAGTACCAGTTCCGGATAATGAAGATATTTCAAAGTCTGCTGCCATTTTTAACTTTCCTTATTTCTTTTCTAACTTCATTTCGTATTTCCTTTTGTAAGGCAGCTTTTCCACCAGCAGCCTTAAATGCAGGATTCCAAAGAGGACGAGGTGGTAAATTACCATCTCTGCTACCATACTCTAACATGATAGCTATCTGATTCAAAGTCTTTCTTGAAGTCTTACCAGTATAGGTAATCTTCTTGATTCCAATTGGTAAACCAACGAAAGTTCTATTCTTGGTCTTTACTACAGTAACGGATTTAGCATATTGACCCGTGAGTCGTAATAGAGTATGCTCCCCATATTTCTTTACAGTACCTGGAGCATGTTTTGGCCAAGAAGTATGGGTACCGGGTGGTGGAACACCCGTATTCAAACTTCGTCTTACTATACGAAGAAGTTGATTACCAAACTTTTCTGTACCTTTCGCATAGCCTTCGGTTAAGATACTTGGAGTTTTGGCAATCAACCTTTCTGCACGAGCTTGTTCTCGTTTATCTACGTATATTTCTAGAGGGCCAACTGGAGTCAATAGTGTAATATTAACCGACTTACTTGGCATAATTCTTACTGTTGTTTAGGTTTATCCAATCCCAGCTCCTGAGCAATTCTCTGTAACAGAGTCTCTTGAGTGGATATTCGTTGGTCCATGTATTGACGGAACTCCTCAAACCCTGGAGCAGGTTTACTTGGAGCAGAAGGTGATTGGTTAATTGAATTGAGAATGTTATCGCATTCAGAAACAATTGCCTCAAACTTTGGTCGATTGTTAAGTATATTCAAGGCATTATGTTTCTGCATAGTAACCTCATTAATTATATTCACTACATCGGTAGTATAATATACACCATTATAAATACCTTCATCAGATTGTGATGGCAAGTATACGGTGAGTTGTTCTTGTTCCATAATTCCTTAGTTTAATGAGTTAAAACGAAAAAAGGAGTACACCTAAAAACAGATGCACTCCTTTAATCATCTTGGTATTTTAAATTACAACGCCATCGCCGGTACCTTTTACTTCTACTCCCATAATTGTAAGGTTTTAAAGATTAATACTTAGGTTAATTATACATTAAATACAGAATGGTGTTGTATTTTTATTACACCAAATTAAATACATAATCATAGGTTATAGTAGCAGCATTCTGAGTGATATTAAGTGTAAGTTTTTTACCTGATTCCCTTTGAGTAACTGTAACCGTAGCAGATCTTGATGATTCTTCGGTATTCTCTGAAGCTTTACTTGATACAGTCTTACCACTAACTGTAACGGAAGACCAAGAGGGAGTACCAGACAAATTTACACCTACATCATAAGTATCTGAAGTTTCGGAACCATTAATTACTTTTTTCTTATAGGATATAAAAATCTTAGATAAAGTATCCCCTGAAGCAGCATGGTGAATGGATTCACTTGCACCAGCACCCTTCCAATAAAAGTAGTAATTATAACTTACACTAGCACCACCCTGAGTAATATCTACATAATCAGAAGCCCCATCATAGTTAGCAAAGACTCTAATAGACCTACTACTTGTACTGGTATTCTCAGAAGCCCTAAGTGTAGTACCTGATAGACTAAATCCTGAGATACCATTGGTACTTAAACTTGGAGTAGCACTATCAGAGCCATCCCTTGTAGTTGAACCTGAGGTATAGTTAGCATACCTGGGTCTACTTGCACTGGGGTACAAAGTTACACTACCTCCAGTATTACCGATGGTATAAGAACTTGCCGTTAAGCTTACACTCCAAGAACCATAGATATACCCAGTAAATTCGTTTGCTGCCTGGTATACTGGTACACTTACAGATTTGGTTTTACCATTTAGTGATAAGGTACCAGTAAGGGTTCCTACCCGGGTTCTAGATTTAACCGTAGTTCCCAAAGAACCTGCACTAACTGCAGTACCATAACTAATGCTAGCACCACTTGTAATCGTACCTCCTCCCGTTGTAGAACCATTCCATCCCCAAGTTTGAGAATATGAGGGCATAGTAGAGAATGAACTTCTAGTACCTCCACTTGCAGGGATATCTGTTACTGCACCTCCACTTGCTGTAATCTCACTGTAGCTTTTATAACCTGCCGACTGAGAACAAGATACGGTTAACTTCTTCCCTGTTTCAGCTTGGGTTAAGGTTACCGTACCACTTCGTGTACTGGTAGAAGTATTATTACCCATAGTTACAGAAGTACCACTTCCAGATACACTACCAGAGTTGGCTCTAGTATAAGTTAAAGCAATTTGGTTACCATAATTATGCCCATTTCTCAATTCTTGCTTGTAAGAAGTAACGGTAAAGGTTTTAGTACCTCCTGTAGCCCCAAATGACATAGAGGTAGGTGATACACTCCAACCATAACTCCAAGATTGAGAGGCCGCTGCTTGAGTGAAGGTTATTTTAAAAGTTTTACCCGATTCATACTGTGTAACAAGAGTATTGGAATCCGACCGAGAGGTTAATCCCAAATTCTCTGAAGCAGTCCAAGGAGGTGCTGAAGGATGATTAGTTACCCATGCGGGTTTATTACTAAGAGCATAATTTACCGTAATTTCAGACCCATTAGCTACCCCATCCCAATATTTCTGTTTTGTAGAAATAAAACCAAACCCCTGATTAAAAGAGCTTGGGTTACCCAAAGCATCGAAGCTTACACTACTGTATCTAGTAGTAAAAGTATACTTATAGGTTACCTTATGAATATCTTCGAGTTTGACACATTCATTATTTCCATAGGAACTGGCATTGGATAGTTCCAACCCCACATAATTCTCCCCGGTTCCTGTCGAGGAGAGTGCTAACAATTCAGCCTTGGTAGGGCAGTCATTTCCTGTCTTACCAAGGCCTACTTTAGTTTTGACAGCACTCCAGGTTGCTATCTCTCCCATGATTATTTATTTTTAAGTTCTTGAATCTCAGCCTTCAAAGCCTTAATCTCATCGTAGAGAAGTTTAATACCTTCAATTGCCAAAGTTGACATCTTGTGATATTTAACTTGTTTTACGAGTACATACTCTTCCCCATTGATTTCCAAAGTTTCGAATTCCTCTGGATTAGGTACTGTAGATTTCTCTACTGGAACTTCCTCTACATATTTACCAAATCCCAATCCCTCAAGATTCTGAGCAATAGTTCCCTCGTCCTCTTTACCAAGCATTTCGAATGACTTAGTTGGTATCTGGCAAATCTGTTCCAGAGTATGATTCAAATCCTTAATATTAGATTTGAGTCGAACATCTGAAGACTCTTTGAAGAAACCGGAAGGAGCAGTAGTCTTAGCAAATACTACCTGGTCGGTAGTTGCCAAACTCAATTGAGCTCTAGTTACTACGTGAGGATTATCTTTTCTACCAGCATGGCTATTGATAGAAGTCTGAGCAGCAGTACCTGCAGCCTTAGCATCGGCAATAGCAGCAGCTTGAGCAGTAGATACGGGCTTATTAGCATCGGAAGTATTATTAACATTACCCAAACCAACCTGGGATTTGGTAACTCCATGAGGATTAGATTTATTGGCAATGTGATTATTTACCTTAGTTTCCAATGCAGTTACATCTGAACCTGTATCGGAGATTTGATTATCAATATAGGTTTTCAATTCTGTACGAAGAGCATTGATAGCATTAGTTCTATTGGTAATCTCATTTGCCAACCCCTGTACCGTATTATCCAAGTTAGTCTTATCTGCTGCAGTCATTACACCTGCAGTAGTCTTAGTTGCTGCAAGTATATCTCTAATTAAATCTGTAGCACCTTCATAAGTCTTACCATCTGCACTCTTAGTTTTATTATTAAGAGTAGCTCTTACATTAGTTGAATTATGGGTAAGAGTGAATCCAGTAAGAATAATTCCTGGAAGAGAACTATTAAAGGTATCATGCTCATTATCTTTTGCAATACGGGCCTCTTGTTCAGCTTCAATAGCATCTGGTAAGGTTTGATTAAGCTTTATTACACTATCGGAATCCATCAGACCAGCTTCTCGAGTAGTGGCTGGGGTTAGAGGGATTACCATCCCATCGGGTTTATCAATGTAATGCCCTTGACCATCCGTAGCAGAATAGTTACATAAGATAATAATATTACGCTTATTTCTGGTAGCTATTGAAACCTTACTAATTAAATTTTTAGGCATGCTAGATACCACATCCTCAAGATGCTTACCTCTACTACCTTCGAAAGCAGTACCTGCAATTTCCCCAATGATAAGAGATGAAGTATTACTGTCTACGAATTTAGTACCTGACCAACGGAATTGGTATGGAGGTTCATCATCGGCAACATTTATATAAATCTTACCAGATTCTCCAACTACGGGAGTTTGGTGACCTGCATCCGTATACAATTGAACATTAGTAAGACCTCCAGTGGGGCTTACATCATAGGTAGCATATACTTCAAGTACATCGTCTACATATGAAGGCAAATGGTTAGCAGGTACTAACCCATTCCCATCCAATGGAGCAAAGCCATCAGCCTTACCCTTAGTTGCTACAAAGGCATCATGCTTAGCTTCTAGAGTGTTAATGTTATTCTGCAGTTTAGTATCAAGGGCAGTGTCTGCCGCAGTTCTATCAGCAATCTCTTTATCAATCCTTGCACCCAATGCAGTATCAGCAGAAGTACGAGCAGTTGCTTCATCGTTTACAGCTTTAGTAAACTTGGTATCTAAAGCAGTATCTGCAGCTTTTCTATCAGCTACTTCTTGAGCAAGAGCGGCTTCTGATTTACCGTCCAAAGCTTTGATAGCATCTTTACGGTCCTGAACCTCTTGAGCAATAGCATTGGGTAATGTCTCATCCAGATTAACTTTATCTTGGGCGGTCATTACACCAGCTTTCTCTGTAGTAGCTGCTGGGATATAAGTAGTCTTATAATCTTCAGGCTCATGAGTATAAATACCCTCTTCTTTTTTAGAAGAGAAATTATGAGTTAAAGTAACATGACTACTTTGTTGACCTACCTCAACTGGTTTATCACCAGATAAGATAATAATATTATCTGGTATAGAATCAAACAGCTTCTTATCTGCTGCAGTTTGTACACCAGCTTTCTCTGCAGTAGAGGCAGGCAATGTAATAGGATTCTGTTCTACTGTACCATCTTCAACTACGGTCTTAGTAGCAGCTATGCCAACAGTAGTTTCATTGGGAGTTACTGCACCAAGAGCAAAGTTAGCCGTAGAGATTCTATCTAACTCAACCTTATCCTTAGCAGTCATCGTACCAGCCTTAGTAGCCGATACCTGAGGCAAATCGAAAGTTTCGGTAGTATCAGCATTCAAACCGTTATCCTTAGTTACCGTTACCGTTACCTTATTAGCATCTGAAGCTGCAGAGATATCCGTCAGAGAATTGGGGTCTAACCCATCTAACTTAACCTTGTCTGCGGCAGACATAACTCCTGCAAGAGTTTGAGTTACCGGGAGTAGGTTCTTGGTAGCTTCTACTTCTTCACCATATTGGTTATTTGCATTATCCTTGGTTGAAGTCTTTACCTTGAAAGAAAGTTGGGTACCGGTTCTTGTTACAGCACTAACATCGGTAACCATGGTATTAGGTAAAGCATCAGAAGTTGCTTCCTCGGCTACCAACCTTTCTTCATGGTCATCGGTAATGTTAGTGAATTTATTATCTAAGGCAGTATCAGCATCGGTTCTGTCCTGAATTTCTTTATCGATACGTTTACCCAAAGCTGTATCGGCAGCAATACGGGCAGCTTCTTCTGCATCGATGTTATCCTGGAGAACTTTATCTGCGGCCTTTCTTTCCTCTCTCTCTGTATTTAAGTCAGAAGTATTCTGGTCAATCTTTGCTTCTAATCGAATATCCTCAGCCTTACGAGCAGCGATTTCATTATTCAGCAAATCGGTAATGGCAGTATAGTTACCATTAATGTTATCCTGAATACCCTGAATCAATTCCAGATTACGTTGGATATTAGCAGTATTCTGAGTTACCAGAGCATTAGTAGCATTCAGGGAAGTTAACAACTCTGTACGAGTTTCACTTACAAAAGTTCTCAGCTCATTTACCGTAGTAGTAAGAGTATTACTCAGGTTAGTGAATGATTGTTGTAAAGTATTATCTCCCTGTTCTCGTAAGTTCTTTTCGGCTTCAAGCTTATTCTCCAACTCTGTAAGCTTAGCAGTCATAGTTGCTGCAAAGTTGGGATCATCACCGAGAGCCTTAGCAATCTCTGCCAAAGTGTCCAATACTTCAGGGGCTGAACCAATAATCTTTTGGATTGCAGCCTCTACTTGTTCTGCATTCTGAAAGTCAGAATCGTTTAATAACTGAGAAACCTTAGTGATGTAGTTTGCATGTTCTTCAATGCCATCCAACTTGGCATACAGCAAGTCAGTGAAATCATTTGAAGAAAGTACCTTGCCATCTACCTTATCTACCTTCTTATCGTCCATTGCCTGGTCTGCAGCAATTCTATCTGCTTTCTCCTGAGCAACAGCATTACTGATAAGAGTATCTTGATTAGCTCTTTCAGTTGATTCTTTATCGATATTGGTTTGAAGTAAAGTATCTCCAGCTAAGCGGTCATTCTTTTCGGTAAGGATATCCTTATTAATCCCAGCCATATCATCCTTGTGATTCTGAAGGTTGGTATCAATCTTGGCCTCAAGAGAAGTCTCTTTGGCAATTGCTCGGTCTTTCTCTGCATTAATAGCAGTAGTGTTGGCATTTACCTTTGCTTTTAGTTCATTCATAGCATCGGTATTACCTGCCTCTAGAGAATCAATACGAACTCCCAAAGCATTATCACCAGCAATACGATTTTCCTTTTCTTGTTCAAGCTTAGTGTTAATATTACCTACTTCGGATTCCAAAGCTTGTTTGGTATTATCCAACTTAGCAGTAAACTCAGTACTCAAAGCTTTATCGGCTGCAGTACGGTCTGCTACTTCTTTATCCAAATTTACCTGAAGAACTTGGTCTGCAGCTTTTCTTTCTACACTCTCAGTATTAAGGTCAATATTGAGAGTATCGATACGAGAACTCAAAGCACTGTCGGCATTCGTACGGTCAACGATTTCTTCGTTAATCATATCCTTAACTTCCTTGTAGTTATCACCTACAGTCTTAGTTAAGTTTGTGATTGCCTCTGAATTTCTTTCAATACTATGTTGGTTAGTGGCAATAGCAGTAGTATTTGCATTTACCTGCTCAGTAAGCTCATTACGCAATGTATTGATAGACTCTTGCATACTCAATGCCAAGTCTGAAATACGTTGGTTAACGTTAGCCAGACTTTGAGTATAGGCTTCATCTGCAGTCTTTCTTTCGGCAATCTCTTTATCCAAGCTAGATTGAATTGCGGCATCTGCATCTTTACGGTCTTGGATTTCCTTGTTAAGATTGTCTTTTACAACCCCGAGTGCAGCATCTCCAGTAGCAGACTTATTGTCTACGTATTCTTTCAGTTTAGTTTCAAGAGCTGTATCAGCATCCTTACGAGCTTGAACTTCAGCAGCTACCTCAGCACTGTTTGCCTCATCACCCGCAATTCGGTCTTCGATTTCTTGGTTAACCTGTTCTGTGATTGCAGCCAATTTCTTGGTAATGGTAGCAGCAAAGTTGGGGTCATTTCCAAGGGCATCAGCAATTTCCTTAAGAGTATCAAGTACTTCTGGAGCAGAACCAATAATCTTTTGGATAGCTGCATTTACCTCTTCCTCAGTTTGGAAACCAGAATCGTTGATAAGCTGAGAAAGATGCGTAATATAATTTGCCTTTTCCTCAATTCCATCAAGTTTAGCTTTGAGTATATCGGTAAAGTCATTCTTAGTCAAAGAATAGCCTTCACGTTTATCTACTTTCTTAGTATCAAGATCTTTATCACCTTTTTCTCTAGCAGCAGCCTCGGCAGCAATAGCATTAAGCAATTGCTCCTTGTCTTCTACACCCTGCTCTTTTACAGCTTCGATTTTGTGTTCAAGAACTAAATCCTGAGCAGCACGAGTAGTAGCCTCTGAATCGATATTGTTCTGTAATACTTGGTCTGCAACAGTACGGGCCTGAACTTCTTTATCAATATTACCTTGAAGAGCATTATCTGCATTGGTACGGTCTGTTACCTCTTTAGAGATTTCATTGTGAAGAACTTGGTCCTCAGAATGACGGTCTACCTTCTCTTGGTCAATTTTACCTTGAAGAGCTAAAGTATCTGCCTGGCGATTAGTGATTTCTTCGTTAATCTTAGAATCCAGTACAGTATCTGCGTTAGTACGATTTGCAGTTTCTTCTGCAATCTTTGACTCAAGGGATGCCTTATCATTGATATGGAGAGTTTTAAGGTCATTTACACTTTCCTTAATCTCATTATCGGCAGCAATACGTTCATCTTTTTCCTTTTGGATAAGGTCCTTGAGTTCCTTCTCAAGTTCACCATTACCTTGATTTACCTTATCTTCAAGGTCTTTGATGTCTTCGGCATTCTTATCTACCTTCTTCTCAACTCTGTCGATTTCAGCTTTTAAGTCTGCCTTAACCGTATCAATCTTCTTATTGATTTGGTCTAACCCATATTCGAGGTTATCCTGAACTGCGGCTACTGCAGCACCCAGAGCAGCTTCGGCTTCCTTAGCACGATTAACCTCTTCGGTTAAAGCAGTACGAAGGTCGGTTAATTTATTAGTGATGGTAGTTGCAAAGTTGGGGTCATTGCCCAATGCTTCTGCCAACTCTTTAAGAGTATCAAGGGCATCATCAGCACCATCAACCAAATCACTAATCATCTGTTTAACTTCTTCCTCGGTTTGATATTTCAAATCATTCTCAAGCTGAGAAACTTTAGTGATATAATTTGCATGTTCTTCGATGCCATCAAGTTTAGCCTTCAACTCATCTGTAAAATCATTTTTCGATAAGTCGTATCCTTCTTTCTTATCTACCTTATTCTTGATAGAAAGTACGAAGGCCCAGAACTCATTTATGGTTCCTCCAAAGCCAGCTTTAACAAAGTCATCATAGTAACCCTGTAATAATCGCTGGTCTATCTCTTCGCAGGTGTAATATTTACTTACATACATATTTTATAAAATTTAAGGATTAATTACTGCACGTTGACGACCCAGTAAGAATTCAGAATCGATATCCCTGAATGGTTCTCCCTCTGAACCACAGAAGGCATTCATTGGTACATCTGGATTTTCGGAGTCTACATCTCCACCGTCCTCAATATCTCCCCGTATGCAAGCATAATCAGGAAGCCTATTTACACGGAATTTTATTACCTGGCCTATACCAGGATGAGGTATTATTTTATCCCAGATATCTCCGAAGTAATCTTGAAAGCAGGTGACAAATTTGTTTCCGGTCATCGATTGAAATGCCGTTACATCATTGCCATTACCTTTCATTTCAATATGAACTCCAGAGGTACCATTGAGGATAACCAGATTACTATCAAACCAGATTCCACTGGAAGTAGTAATTGGGGTCCACCTCAGTACTAACATCTTTGCCATATACTTAATTTTTAATCTACAAATTCGATTTTGGTATCTCGGTCTCTCTTTAGGATAATCATGAAAACTAAAGCCTCATCCTTTGCCTGAGCAGTCTGAGTATCTCCAGAAGGCTTATACGTTATACCATTAATTACAAACCTATCTTGTTCCCAATTAAAATCCCAATAACCTTCCGGTGTAAGATAACCGATTTGTTCTATATAAGATTTAGAAATTAGTATTGATAAGTTTTCATCATCCAATTCTCCTGAAATAGTTGCCTTATTGATAGGCCAGTTTCTGAAAGCATTGTAGTAACATAATGCCTCGATTTGGATGTTATAATATTTAGGTATACTGTCTTCGGCATGACTGAGAAGCTGATTAACATGTTTGGCCCAGGTTATGGATTGCCTACCAGCATCCCAATCTAAGAAGTCAGTGATAATTTTCTTGTATCTATCCCAAGAGCGGTTCTTTACCATTCTCCAGGGTTCTTTTGTCATAACTTAGTTAGAATTGATTTCTTACCACCTTTCACTGGAGCACTTGGATTTGGCCCATCTAATACTCCAGGTTGCCTTCTGTTAACTACTTTTGGGACTACGGTTCTAAATACTTCATCACAGAACGGTAAGTAGATTTCCAATCGTGAAGCTAACATACAAAGGTTCTTCCTTAATTCATCTATTAATCCACCTGGTTGCATTGCTTGAGAAAGTGTTTTCCATAGGGAACTTGTAGCATCTGCCAAGGTATCATAATATTGCACTTCAGTAGGCCCAGTAGTGATTTGTTTAATTCTATCACCTCGGGCAAGTTCTGGTTTAGAGGTACCATCACCAGTTTGTTCTTTGGTAGAGGTTAATTGACTTAAGTATTCGGAAGTACTCGTTAATAGATTAAGTATCTTCACATTGAGAAAATCCCATGCTGCCAATTCCATTATTAATTGGTTTTCTAGTGCTTCATACCATAATTCATCCGTATACTTATCGGGTGCAATTGTATGGTTTACTAGAGGTCCAATGTAATATTGCCACTTAGTGATGTAAATAGATTTCTCTTCCCTGGTCATCCCATCGGATATTTCTGAAGGGATATAATGGTCGATTAAGTTATATATTGTATCGGCTAATGCCGTATGCCCATAATCACAAACTACCAGAGTCTTATCTACGGTGATATCTAAACCGCTAGAGTTAGTTACATGTAATGTTACGGTATAGAAACCGGGAGTTTCATAAGAATAGGAAACATGTCTTCCACCATTGAAAACCTCTCCCTTATCATCGCCAAAGTCCCAGTCAAAAATAGATTTGGCCGGGACTTTGGATATGACTCTGAATGAAACTTCCAGACCTGACGTAACGTACAAAAAGTCCAGATTGTTATTCATATTAGTCTGTCTTATGTAATTTTCATATATTACCCTTTAGAAGAGGATTCGAATTCTTCCAGCAAAGCCTGGAGAAGTGTTTCTACTGTATCATCTTTCTCGGCAACGATTTCATGAAGACCTGCTACCAGTTTCAGTTCTTCCAGGGAATAGCCCTTTGCAAGTTTTTCAAGAGTCATGCCTTTCTTGAACTGAGCATTCAGTCTCTTATCCAACTTTTCGATGTCGGCCTCTGAATACTTTTCGATTTCTGATTTATCAGCAATGATAATCAGATGGCCAGAGGCAATTGCCTTCTGAATCTTTGGTGCACGGAATTGACGACGAGAGAGTTCCTTGTCTTCTCCTCTACAAACGGTAATACCAGTTGATTGGTCATGAAAACTGTAAGCTCTTGGTCCCACAGTTACTGTATATTTATCTTTAGCCATATTTCCTAAAATTTAAAAATGATTAAAGAGAGGATAGGTCTTTTTAGTTACCTACCCTCTCAGGGAATTTATATAGATGAAACCGGACGTCCCTTATTATTCTAGGTTAACCATCAAATATGGGTCTACGTTCATGAACTCGGGGAAACCGAATTCTGAGAACTTCTTGTCAGCAGCCAGCAACAGAGTTGCATCCTGGTACATCTTAGAGAAGCCAGTAGTCAAGCTTGCATAGATTGCCTGAGTCTGGTTAGAAACGATTCTTTCAGATTCAAGCATCAACTGACGAGCAGTAAGCTTAATCAAGGCAGCAGATGTATCAATCAACAGCAAATGTTGGTCGGGTGTACCCGGGTGAATGTAGAAGTCAGCATTCTTGGGAACAGGAGACTTAACATTCAGGGTAGCTTCTGTAGTACCAGAGTGACGATCCTTGAATTCCGGCAAGTTCAGCATTTCGATTGCCTGGTCTTCACCACCAATCATAGTTTGGAAGTTACGTCCCATACGAGCAGCACGTACCCAAATATGCAGAAGGTCTTTGTAAGTGATACCGTTATTTGTTTCGTATACACCGATTACCGGGGCAGACTCAGAGCCATCAGGGTTGTTACCATTGATAGCAACGTCCATAGCCAAAGTATCCAGAGCATAACCCAACTGAACACCAAAATCACGAAGGTAGATTCCCAAGACATCGAGTGAAACATAGTTACGAACTTCATCAGTAAGTTTGAAACCTTTTCCGATTTTGAAGAGGCTAACTGATTTCTGTCCGAAGCTAACATCACCCAATGGGATAGTTTCTGCCTCATTAACCTTTGCAGGGGCAGCATCCGACATGTTAACCATCGGCATGATTGCTTGCAAACCATTGATTGGTTGGTCAGATGCAATGATGTTCGGATAGAACGGAGCCTGGCGCATACCCAATGTGATAGCAGCACGGATGATTTCCGGAACAATCCAACGAACATTCTGTTGAGGCATTGTAAAGATGTTCTGCATCGTGTCCACTTTTGGATTGATGCCCATCTTTTCAAAAAGTTCATCTTCTGAAATACCCCATTTACCGGTAACCAATTCTCCAAAAGTTACCTCTACAGGCTTCTTGTCCTGTGAACCGGAACGAACAGCTTCCAAGCTTCTTACCATTTCCGGCAGCTCATTCATAAAATCCTGAGCCTTCAACTTTGTAATATCTATTTTATTTTCCATAATTTCTTTTCTCTTATTTGATGAGTACTTGAATTACCTCATTTGCCTCTTCTGCTGGATTAAGGGCAATGAACTGGGTTGAAGTTGCTTGGTTAGCTTTTACGAATCTATCGTTAAGCAATTCTCCATTGGGAGTTACATAGCCAGCTTCGATATTTTCGTTTGATACCCAGTTACAAATCATGTAACCTTCCATAGCTACTGTTACCTCTACCGGGAAATTTCTTTGAGGTTGATAAGCAGGGTTAACGTTATCCGTTACTGCTACACCCAAATAAACTTGAGTAGCTGTATCAGTGCAAGGGTAAATCAAACCTTCTTCATTCAAAGCCACTGGCATACCCTGTACGATTTTCTCTCCAGCTTTAACATTGAAAGCCTGGTGCAATTTGTGTGACTCACTTTTGTAAATCACCGCTCTCGGGGTTCTTTCCCCAAAGAGAGTAAGTTGCTGAGGGTTGTTTACGATTTTAGTTTTTTCCATAACGCGGATTATTTATATTAGTTATTTGATTTTGTTTCGATACAAGTTATCAATTACATTCTTAGTACTCGGAGATTCTGAATTCCGTTGGGTATCAGTACCCTGGGTTCCAGTTTTACCCTCGGTATCATCCTCAGCAATTGAGGAAGCACGGTTGACGTCCTTAGAACCACATTTTGAGCAAGTGAGAGGGAACTTCTCTTCCAAGCGAGCTTGGTAATCCTTGGTCAAGGAAATAAGAGTAGTAATACCAGTAGTCTCGGCATTGAGCATCGTAACGATTGTCTCATCTACCTTATCACCCATTAACTTCTTGTAGGTTTCTACGGCATTTTCACGGAGAGAAGCAATGTGATTCTTTCCTACGGTTGCCATTTCCTTCAAGTTAGCTACTTCGGCATTCAAGTTGGTAATCTGTTCCGTAAGAGAAGTTTTCTCTGTAGTAAGATTATCTACCGAAGTTTGCAATTCGTTTCTGGATGATACCAAAGTCTGAATGCAGGCAATTACATTTTCCTGATTCATCTCTTTACCTTCTTCCAGGGTAAGCATATTATCCCCGAAAAGGCTTTCAAGAAATTTTAGTAATTCGTTCATGTTATTTTTATTTGAATGATTATCATTGGCATCATTATCATTAAAAGAACCCTGAGTATCGTTCTTTTCTTGATATGATGTTAAATCTGATTTATAATCAGTAAAGAAGTATTGCTTCGATTTATCATCTCTGTATTCTTCATAAGATGCCCAAGTTCTTTTGGCAAAGGTTGGGTTAATGATTTTACCATCCGAACCAATTTTCTGGGCAAATGAATCAGCACCATGTGAAACTAATGAGGTCTCAAGGTAACGAACAATTTCAGTAACAATTCTACATACCATAACTCCCTTAGAGTCATAAGTACCCAGTTTCTGATAAAATTCGTTATCTTCCATTTGGGGATGGGATTTATCCCACTTAAATTGTACAGTAACCGAATTACTATGAATTGAGGGTGGCTCCATAAGAATTCCTCGAGCAATTCTTGGATTTGCCTTACCATCAATCTTCAGAATACCGTTGATACCTGCTGGTATAGTAAAGCTACCGTCTTTATAAGATTCCTGCCACATTACTTGTGATACAGCTCCAATAGCATTACCGATGTTTGTTTCATGGTCACAGTTTACTGTTTGACCAAGCAGCATCTTCATAGAAGCCTTTAGTACTCCATTTTGACCGAAGTCTGTAGGATTCCAATTTTTCGATACGATTGTTTCCGAAAGTAATCGGAACATAGGTTCGATAAACTCTTCGTCCTTAGGAGTTAATTCCGATTTGTCCAGGTTGGGATAATAAGTATTATAATCTATATCCCCTCCCCAAAATCCAAATTGAGCAATGGAATCCGGTGTAAGGTTTTTCCATTTGTAATAATTCTCTGAGAAAGCCTTGGCTCCCACTGCTTCTGGGATATACCCAGCCATAATGGTATGGCCTTGACCTATCACCATAGAATCAAGATGCTCTTTGTTTTTCTTTGTGAATTTACTCATCTTGCTTTAGTATTTTGGTCTCCTCGAGAAGGAGCCGGGTTTGTCTTATCTCTTGACCTACGAGCAGATTGGTTTTTATCATCCTGCCTTTGTTTCTTCTTGGTACCCTCTTGTGGGTCTATATTACCACCCTTAGCAAATTGGTCCTCAAGTGAAACTCTTGGTTCCTTTTCATCTGGTGAATCATAACCCATTGCCCAAGCATATTGCTCTTGGCTAATGATACCTGCCTTATACAATAAGTCAAGGTTCTGTATCTTATACTGAAGACCTTGTTGGATTTTAACTTCATCAGAAACTGTAGAAGTTCCCCAATCAATCTTCATTCCCTTATTATTAAAGCCTGCCAAACGCAGTTCTAGAGAATAAAGTCGGTCCAATACATAAGCTACAAGCATTTGGATATTTTTTAACTGGCTAATCATCTTAGACAGCATTATACCCGTTGCACCTTCACCAGTAGTAGATGATACCCCAATGATAGAGCCATTAACTCCCAACCCATTTGCTACAGATTGTTGGTTCATATTCCAAGGCTTCTCGATATTACCGAGTTCCTTAGTAGTAGAGTTAAGTTTGAATTCATGGTCATCTATGTAACCAGCAACTACTCCATCCTTCATACCCTCTTTAACATTACGTTTAAGGATATTAAGTTCATGGTATAATCGGGATTCATAAGCTTTTATACTCTCATTTGGTCTTTGTGGAGATTTCTGCATCTTAGCTTCTAAGAAACCAACCATACCACAAATCTCCATGATATGTTTGAAGTTAATCTTCATATCATTTTGTCCTTTGAGAGAATCCAATGCAGGCATAAATGGAGGAACTCCATAAGGTTCATCGGTATCATTGAACATACCAACATAGAAATAGGTTTCTGGGTTAAGCTTAATGTAATCTTGTTGCTTAACAAAGAAATTCATATTCTTTTGGTAAGGAGCATACACCCCATTTAATTCACGTTTAAACTTGATGTGTTCTGGCTTAAGGAATAATACAGTAGCCAAACCATCAAGCTTATCATTTGGTACTCCTTCTACGGATATTGCCCCACTTACAAGAAGTTGAACAATCATTTTATTAACTAAACCATCTATACCAGCAGTATATCTGGTCCATCCCTTGGTGGCTTTCTTAAGATGTTCTCTCATCTTTGAAGCCTCTTCATCGGTATTATTAGGGAAAGTTACTGTATGACTGGTGTTAGCTAACTTAAACATATCTTGCAATGCAATGCCCATATCAGGATTTACCTTATATAAATCCCGAATTAAAGGTATCACATCAACACGAAAAGAGGGTTCAACTAATTTAGTCAACCCTTGTAATGATGTAATTAAGTTATCGCTATCATCGTCAACTGAAACCCTACCAGGCGAAATCGATGTGGCAGGCTTTTCCTCTTTATTAGAGGATGTACCATTCTTGGGAGGGTCCTTCTTACGTCCCCAACCCCAACTAAAATTGAAGTACTTTTTCATCTTGGTTGTACGATTACGTTAGTTTTTCCTTTCCTTATGTGATTACATATTGCTTTTCCAAAGATATCATCATCGGCATATACATCTCCTTCAAGGTCTACATCTACAGCTGAATTGTTAGCCCTATGTTTACCCATTGCAACAGGTCTACCTAAACCATCATAAATGAAGGTATAAGCTTCTTGTACAAAGAATGGGTCCTTAATGATTACGTGATCTAATCGAATATCTTCTTCCAAGTTTTCTATTATCACTGAACGATTCTTTTGGGTGGTTAACCAACCAGGGGATTTATCCATTTCAGGTCTACTTTTACCTTTTTTCTTCAGCATCTTCTGGTAGTAGTAAAGGTTAGGGTAGCCTTCGTCTTGAAGCTTAGAAGTTACTGATAAACCAACGTCATTGGATTCTGGAGCTATTACTGCCCAGTTAAACAACTTCCCAGTATCACCAAGTAACTTAGCATAAGCTCCCACTGCCATTCTTCCCTTATATACTACTTGTTCTTCTCCTAGCTTATCCATACAAGTAAATGAAGAGTAGTCAGAAGCTCTACCAGTTGAAACGTCTGCACCAATGAAATATTCTTTATCTGATTCGGGTTCACAGAATTGTCGGTATTGACCATTAAATCTCTTCTTAATAACTGGGTAATCACTAAGGCAGTCTTCGATAGCTTTAATATCGGCTAAGTCGAAGACTGTATTACCAGATGATAAGAAGTCACCATCAATTTCTTGTGCAGTTCGTTTTGCTCCCAAAGCAGAAGACATTTGGTTATACCAATTGATATCTCGTTCTGGGTGCATTTGCCAGTATAATCGAATTGGGTTAAAAGGATTACCTCCTGCAATGGCATCTACCCAAGTTGAGTGATAGAAATTACCAACTCCATAGGGAGTGGAATTGACGATGGCAGCTCCACCAGTGGAAAGAGTAGGGAATGCAGCAGCCCAAATTTGAGCAGCCCATCTTACTACTGCTGCCTCGTCAATTACCAGAAGAGAAAGGGATTCCGAACGACCGGCTTCGGATGATGTCGGAATTGATTCAATAAATGACCCATTATCAAATTCTATCATGGAAGCAGAACCGTATTCTCCAGTTCTACCATTGATTATGGGAGTTTGAAGGTACCATGGAAGATTCTTGTACATGAACTTAATCTTCTTAAGCACCTTCTTAGCAGTTGTGTCTTTGATAGAGATAATGTTTATCTTTTTGTTGGGATGGTACATCGCCAACCAAAGACAGTACATTGAAATAAGTTCTGTAATTCCTGCCTGACGGAACTTGAGAATGATATTGAATCGTTGGGCAATGAAATTGTAGAGAACTGATTTCTGAAATGGGTATAAATCAAATCTTACCTTTCCTCTTACTGGATGTATCACATAGCAAAAAAGGCTAAAAAAGAAAACATCACTAGAAACTCGGGATAGGTTTGATAGCTCCTCCCGAGTTAATGTAGTTCTAGTTTCTGAGATAGTCTTTGCCATTACTTAAAAGTTATACGTTATTTGAAATTCGATGTCAGTACCTATACCAGATTTTATCTTTGGGTAGTAAAAGGTATTGACTCCGAATTTGTAATTAAATCTCTTAGTCTTGATTGAAAGACCAGCTCCCATATCGAAGAGATTATTGAAAGGTCTGTATTTGCCATAGACGTATGGACTAAGTGATAACCTTGCAACTTTCTTTCGAGTTAATTGACCTTCATACCAGTTATAGTTGTACTTATCTAAGTCAATTTTGAACAGCTTAGTTGAATAAGTTCCAGTCTGTTGATTGAATAAACTCAAATTCAACTTATCTTTCTTCAAAACAATTTGAACCAGGGAATCTTGTTTACTGATAGCTGGCTGCCTTAGCATGGAATCAGGAAAGAGAGTTGGCTGCCTATTATCGTAACTATTATCGTAAACTAAGATTTTACCTGGTTCAATTTTTTCTGAGTACTTCTTCTCTGGTTTGAAGGGTTTCTCTGTGTATACTGTATCTGGGATTTCATTGACCGCTAGTTCTAAGGAATCAACCTCTCGAGAAAGTTTGTAATTCCTGAAGCAAAGGTAAATAGTAAATCCTAGAAGTACAATGAACAAGGCCCTTTTTAAATTCTTCATGTTCAAAAATTTTAGGAAGTTCGCACGCTTTAATGATACTATCTATTCGGTAATCGCTAAGCGATTACCTTTATCGAACGAAGTGAGATAATATCCAAATATACTACTTACGATATGATATATGAATAGCTATATATACGCAGATAAATATATAGATATATATACGTAGTATATTATATATCTATATATTTCAAGGCACCCCAGAAACTTATATATAAGACTTTATATATAAAGCTGAAACTCATGGTTTCTTGGTATTTGCCTTTTTGAGGCATTCCTTAAACCAATAACCTATTTCACCTACTGCCCCTTTGGCAATTGTATATCTTGCCTTGTTAAGCCAATAATGGTAATCCTTAAAATCGCCTTCGAAGGTATCACCATTCTTATGAAGGTAAACTTTGAATTTATCAGGGAATCCCATAATTGCCTTGAAGTCTTCGATTCCCAAAGGGTAGCCATCAGGTCTAAATTGCCTATCTGCAGGTCTGAGGGTTAATGGGGGTTTATCATACTCTAATCGATATACTCCCGGGAGAGTACTCATCTTTGCAGTTTTGATAGGCCATTTCTTTTCATCCTTGAAATCTCTAACCCAGAGTCTGTGTATCTTTGCTACTGTGAGATTTTTCTTCTCAGGGAGTTTTCGATAGTCATACATTGCCAGAGTTTTACTCATGAATGGAATCTGGTTAGTATTATTTTCCTGAGAGAATGTGAGTGGTTTAAGTAGATTTCTAGTAGTTGTTGGAGTTTTTACTTGGAATACTTCATCAAAAGCATTCAAGTATTTCTTACCGGTCTTTTTATGTACTCCAATGATGAGTAAACGCTTCCTTGACTCCTGAGAGTTTCCATAGTCTAAAACAGACCTTTCGTGAAAAATAAGTTTATAGTCTTCAAAGGTTTTTTGAAGATATTCTTTTGGGAGCAAAGATAGCAAACGAGGTAAGTTTTCAATAAGAAATATCTTAGGTTTATAATGTAAGATTGATTGAATTACTAGATTCAGGGATTTATTCTCTTGGGGATTGCCCAATTCTTTTACTTTTGAAAGCCTCATAATAGAAGATGCTCCACAGTCTGGACTTGAAAGTATAATGTCTGGCTTACAATCTGGGAGGGTTTCATCTTTATAATAGGGTATACCACCAAAGTTCAATTTCCACTGCTCTAAGCCTTTAGTATAAAATACTCCTCGAGTTTCTATATTAGCTATCAAATTCTTTCTAAAAGGGAACAAAAGGATGCCTGCACCAGCAGACACCCCTAATACTTTTAATTTTTTCATTTCTTGTAGCTTCTCAATTTAATGTACTTAATCCAAGCAAATGGCTTACGGTCTTCCAAATAACTCAGATTCTTATCATTGTTGTGAGCTTCTTCTTCGAAACTTACATCATGATACCTTTCATTCTGTTTATCCCACTTGGCAAAGCACAATATGATGAAATATTCGATGATATACCAGAGATAGAAGAATCCAAAAACCAGGGCCACTACCCACCAGAAGGATATATCAAAGGATAACCAGAGTATGATACCGAGTATCAAACCGACTATACTACACTCAATCTGCTGTATCTGATGAATACACTCATGATTGATATCATCAGGTTTACACTCTTCTATTTTGTGTTTGAAGAACGAGTTATACACCAGAGTAATTGCTTTGTAACTGGGGAAAAGGAATACCTTTGCTACCCAGCTGTTAAAGTGACATCTTTTCATAATTTATCTTTGAAGTTTTCGTAAGCATTTCTTAGTTTTTGGTCGTAGGCATTCTGGGCATATCCAGGACCATTGTATTTTCTGGCAAAGCCAGCCCAGTCCTTTTCTTTGAGATTACTCAAACAACCAGAGTTTTTCATGAAATAATACATGAGTTCTAGTTGATTTGCATGAGATTCTGACACCTTGTGAACGAAATCATAGACATCTTTACACCCACAGAGGTTGTGATTGAAACCCATAATCTGGAACATACCCCAACTTGCAGACTTCAATGCACATTCTTCGTCAATTTCTTTGGCTAATTCGAGTCTTTTGTACTCGTGTACACCTCCCAAGTACTTCGATTTATCCCATTTAGGGAAGAAAATCGTAGAATATCTCTTACAAAGGTAAGCTAAATCTCTGTCAGGGAATTTCTTATGTACTTCTTTGTACATAATGTGACCCTCAAAGAGAATTTGAGGCCTACCATCAGCTAAAAATCCATCTCTACCTGCTGCTTCTACCAATTGAACAGCCTTCAATAGAGCAGGTTCTAGACCTAAGCGAATAGCAAGGTCTTTAATCATTTCATTTGTTAGTTTATCCATAACTTATCAGTTTTAATGGTTCAATTTTAGTAACAAAAGTATTGCTTATAACCCATTTTCAATATGTTTAGAGGTTCTATTATCATATATAACTTATAAAATAATGCAATATGGACAAGAAAAATGAGTGCCAGATATGTGGCAAACCAATTAATTTAGAGGAATTCGATGAAACTCGGGAAATCCCTCAACTTATGGCAAGAAAACAAATTTGTTTTAAATGTGCTTTTTGGTTTAATCGATTAGCTTATGATAAAGAGCTTGAGAAAGAGGGTAAAATTGCGGTAATTACTCCCGATTATTCCCATTGGATAACTAGAATACCGGGAAGTATTCTAATGGTTCCTTCGGCTTTCGGGGGAATTTACCAAACTAAACTCCAACCAGTAAACACTCTGGGAGTTATTGATGAAGACCGAGAGAAACTTTTCATTATCCGTTATAATAACATCGCTCACCAGGGCACTATACCAGAGCATCTAAGAGATGCTTTTAAAGTAAACGGAGTAATTCTATCTCCACAGGAATACAAAATGCTAGAAGATTACCGGGGCAATGCCTATGAATTTATAAAAAATAAAATAGATAATGCAATAAATAAGAAATAATTTCGTATATTTGCATAAAGAAAAATTCTTAATAAATAAAGATATGAAAAAAGAAAAGAAAGAAATCAAAAAGCTCAAAGAGGGGGATGAGGTTCTCTTCACCTTATCTGGAAGACCCATCATTGAGAAAGTTACAGTGGAATCTATCGATAAAAAAGGTGGATTCGCAATGCTCAGTAACCGAGTAAAAGTTGCAAGAACCTTAGGTCCTGATGATACATATCCAAGATTGGATGGGCAAAAGGGGGAAATTCTTCCACTCACCGAAGAAAATGAAAGAGTATTCCTTGCATACAAGGCTTATTTCTCAATCAAGAGAAACATAGAACTCCTTGATAAGGAGATGAGAAGTATGAAAGATACAGATGCTTTCGATATGATGATTGAATTTGATAAGAAGCTTACCAAGATTATTAACAAATACTTCAAAGAACAATGACTACAGTATTAGCAATAATTTACTTGGTATGTTTGCCATTCACGGTATTTTTTGTAAGGGCTTGCTTGGATTATTTACCCTATACTCACAAAATACACTCTCTCGTTTTATTCATCTCGGTATGGATAGTATTACCTCTATTTCCAATTTATCTATTAATCAGATACATAAAATACAAATTACTATGAGATACTTTTTTGACAGAGATGGTAATTATGCTGGGTCATCAATGCAAGGGTGGGAGATTCTTCTCCTACTCTTGTTCCCAGTTGCCCTAATAATCTTCCTCGTATTCTTACCTTTCTATGTATTTCATAAATACAGTTCTAGAGAAGAGGATAAAAAATACGAGGAAGAACATCCAGAAATACTAAAAGTAGATTCTTATATTACCTGCTGGTATCCCTGGCATAGGTATTCTGTTGCATATACTTTAGCTTTGATATTCTGGGTAATTGCTTTTATAATTGGGATATTATCTTAATACAGGTATTAAGTTGGAGCTACCCCCCAATACCCCAATAAAAATCCAAATCTAATGGATATTTTTTAGTGGGGTTAAACCTACTGGAGAGTATAGGAGTATCACTGCTAGCAGAGGGAGTTGAAACTTTTGTAAGAGTATAGGAACCCAATCCAGTTGTTTTTGTTGTAAAGTATGAATTATCTGGTAAATTGTAGTTAGGACTAAAAGCCTTACCATTCTTATCGAGGCAGGACCAAGATAGCATGTCGGAATTTACATTTACGGGGTATATACTAGAAATATAGATATTAATAGCATATCTATTTTGATTTACTATCCAATTCTTATATAGGTTATTATCACCATCAGACATAAATCCATCTTCGCCACTAATATTGGTAGTAACCTTAAAAAAAGCACTCGTGTCTGCTCCATTGATGGGTATAGGATTAAAATGTATTTCCCAATATTCTTTTTCTTCGGGAGTAGTAAGGTGTAGATTTATTTTATTACCAGATTCATTTTGTGTAAGTATACAAAGCCCAGAAGTACCGTCATATCGTGCAATAATCTGAATACTATTGTTACTTTTGTCTTCCTCCAGAACATAGTCCGGGGTATTGATGCTAGCAGAATAACCAACTTCAATAACCCCGGACAATTTGCCATTTACATACTTACGCTTTTGAGATTGTATTGTCCATCTCTCAGAGTTTCCCTGGCTTATTTCTGCATATACATCTTGGGTAGATCTCTCCCCCCCCTAATTTAAGAACTTTATTTTCCATAATGTATAATGTTTTTAGATTGATACTGTTCCTCCTGCACTTGGTACTATAAATGACCCCTCTGATATCCAGGTAGCACCTGGTTTAGTATATACAGCTACTCTATCTCCAGTAGTACATTCTATTCGAGAACCAGGTTCTGAGCCATTGGCATAGAATGGAATCTTCATAGTAATAGTACCAGTTGCTGAGAGACCCTGTATATACACCTGATCTGAAGATGGTGTATTCTGTGGCCTAGCTCCCCTGCCAAAGAGATAGTAGCCTGTACCTGTGGGCAATCCAGAGAGAGTGAATGTTGAAGCCCTTTGTGGCTCTTGAGTTACTG